GCTTGGAAAAGGTGGCCAGGGCTTGGCCAGCAAAGATGACAGGGACCTGGGCCAGGTCATCCTTGACCAGGTCAAGGGATGCCAGGGCGAGGTCTGCCAGGCTGGGATGGGTTTCAGCTGCCAGCTGGTCCAGGGCATCCTGTTCAGCAGCCAGGAAATCAGCAGCAGCATCAGCGGCCTGCTGGTCCAGGTCTGCCACAGGGGCCTGGGCAGTGGATTCATCCGTCTTGGTCGGTTCAGTCATTCTGTTCAGTGTCCTTTCTAGTAGGGACCATCTGGGCCATCAGCCCAGTCAGGAAATCTGGGGGGACCAGCCCCAGGATCAAGAGTTCGCGCACAGCTGGGGGGACTGCCAGCCATAGTGCCATCAGCCTGCTGATGAATGCTTTCTGTGAACGTCCATCAGACCTGGCCAGGGATGCCAGCTGGCTGTGGTCAGCTTTGCTGACCCCAACTGTGGTGTCACCCTGTTCTGTGGTCATGTTGTCCTTTCTGGCTGCTGTGGCCTTGCCTATCAGACTATAGAAACCTATAGGAAATTATAGCACAGTCCAGCCCCCTTGTCAAGCGGGTCATATAAAGACAGGGGGGCCAGGTTCAGGCCCAGGGTCATGGATCATGATGTGGGTCATGATGTAATGGCCCAGATAGGCCACCAGGTCAGTGATGACCTTGTCACAGCATTGGTCCATTCCATAGACAGCCAGGTCCTGGTCATTGATCACCTTGGACCCATGCCAGTCCCTGCTGTCTAGTCTGAAAGTGACCTGGCAATTATAGAGAAAGCCAGCATTTCCTGGTTCTGGGGCCACAGACCACTGGACCCTGGGGCTGGTCTTGTCTGCCAGGGCAGCCCTGATGCTGGCTGCCCTGCTTTCTGGGGATTCCACAGCTGGGGCCAGGTCATCAAGGCTGGGTGTCAGCTTGTATACTTTCATGCTGAGACATCCACCCAGATGGCTTGCCTGGTGTTCCCAGGGCATGGCTTTCCATCAGGCCCCTTGTGGCGTCTTGGGAACCTGGCAGACAGGTCCCCATGCCTGGGCTTTCTGCCTGCTGTCAGCTTGCCACAGACAGGACACTTGAACCTGGTCACTTTTGCCATGCCACTTTTGTCCTGTAGGATTCCCCCTTGAATTCAATCTGAACACAGAATCCCCCAATTCTGTCCAGGGTGGCAATCCCCACCCAGGGGACCAGGTCTTGTGGTTCAGAATTGCTGGTCAGGATGGTGGGCAGTTCTCGATTCTGCCTATACTCGATCACATTGAACAGGGTGTCCTGGACAAATTCTGTGGGCTTGATCTTGTCCAGGTCATCAATGACCACCAGCTGGCCATGGGTCAGTTCAAATTCAATGGCTGATGTCCTTTCCTTGGCCCCCTTTTCAAAGGATGCCCTCAGCCGCTTGATGTAGGCAGCCCAGGACCTATAATAGACCCTGTCCCAGCCCATTTCCAGGGCCTGTCTGACCACAGCTGCTGCCAGATGACTTTTCCCTGTGCCCCAGGGGCCAGTCAGCAGCAGGCCAGGCCAGTCCCCCAGGGTCCATCTGTATTTCTTGACTGGGGACCCATCTGGCCTGTGGGTCAGGGTCTGGGCATAGGCCATCAAGGCTGCTTTCTGTTCAGCCTGGTGTTCATTCTCTATGCCATAGCTGTCAAAGGTGGCCCGCCCCAGCTTGCCCACTAGGCCAGCAGTGGACATGGCTGCTTTCAGTTCAGCAGCCCTGGTGGCATCAGCCTTGGCCTGCTCGGCCTGCTGTTCTTGGATGCATCCACAAAAATCAGCAAAGGACAGCATGACTGGCTGGCCCTGGTATTCAATCAGCTTGGGGGGCACATCCTCCCCACAGTGGGGACAGACCCAGGACCTTTCCTTTTTCAGGGCAGCCCTTTCAGCCTCGGTGGCTGCTGTCCAAGTCTGCTGGAATTCTGAAAACACGTTCGTCACCCTGGCCAAGCCAGGCAGTGGGGCTGAACCCTGTTTCATTTCCTATTCCTTTCATCAGCCTGGGGCTGGTCATCTTTTTTGGCACATCTGCCCAGGGCTGCCCAGGCTTGATGCTGTTTTTTTTCCTTGTCAGTGACCTGACCTGGTTCTGGGGGCTTGGAAAGATGACTGGCCAGGGTGTCCCCCAGCCAGTCAATCAAGCCCACTAGGGCTTTTAGGAACATGGGCCATCCTCTGGGGGGCTGTTGGGCTGGACTGGGTTCTTGGTCTGGTCTGGTTCAGGGAACCCAACAGCAAAGCCGGGGACCTCAAAAGGTGGGGGGACTGGGCTGCCAGGGGCTGTTTCCACCAGGAACCTGACAGCAGCCAGCCTGCTGGCCAGGGGCATTCCCTGGGCCTTGCGACGGTAGAACACAGCCCACACTGGTCCTATAGCTGGGCTGTGGATGGCTGCCAGCATCCAGCCATGGTTCCCCAGGTCCACCAGCCCAGGGGGATGGCGGCCAGGATATTCTGTCAGGGGCAGGCCAATGGATGTGATGGGCATGACCTGGTATTCAAATTCATCCCCAGCCCAGCTGGTCTGCTTGGGCTGGAAAAGGCGGCAAGGGCCAGGCCCAGCAGACCCCTGGGGGATCAAGGTTTCCAGGGCCAGTCTTTTGGTTTCTTGGATGACAGTGACCCCATGCTGTTCATCATTCCAAGCCTGGTGGAGCTCGAGCACAGGACAGCCCTGCTGGTGGACACAGTGGGCACAGTATGTCTGTTCATAAAGCCCCCCATCTTTCTTGGTCTTGAAAAATGCCATGGTCAGTTTCCCTTTCTGAATGCATGGGCCAAGGATGCTTTCTGGTCAGCCCCAATGTCCCCATCCCTGGCCTGGTCCTGGGGTCCTTGGGTGATGGCATCAGCTGAGACGCCCCGCCGATGCCTATCAAGCATAGTGTTCACAGCAGACTTGAACCCATCCCCAAAAGGGGACACAAAGGTCATGAAATGGAAATCCCCTTTGGGGTCTGCCACCATCCTGATGGCTGCTGCCAGTTCATCTGGTGTGGCTGGTTTCTTTCGATCGGCGGCCAGCTTGGCCAATTCTGCTGGCCAGTTCTTGGCCTCAGATGCTGATAGGCCATCCACAGACCTGGCCACCAGTTCACAGAATTCATCCAGGGGGCCTGCTGCCCAGGGGGACAGGTCTGCCTGGTGGGGGCTGGCCACAGCTGCTGCCCTGGCTGCCTTTCCACTGGCCTTGTGGGCTGCTGCCCTTTGAATCACGTCCAGCAAGTCTGTGGCCCCTGTTAGGTCCAGGCCCTGGGTGGCTGGCCCAGACCTGGGCTGGCTGGAAAGTGGGGGCCTGCCCAGCAGGGCATCCAGGTCAGATGTGGGGTCCCCACTCCCAGGCCCACTTTCAGGCCCCTGGTCCCCAGAAAGACCCTGGCCAGCTGGCTGGCCAGTTTCTTTTTCATGTTGTTCTGGTTCATGTTGTTCTTCTTCCTCATGCCATTCTTGACAGGTCATTCCTGTCATTCCTGACAGGTCATTCATGTCATTTCTGACATGTGTGCCCTGGGACCTGTCAGCCCTGGCCTGGGCTTGTCTGACCAGTTCATCAATGGCCACCATGATCAATCTGGGGTTCTGGTTCCAGGTTTCCATCCAGGTTAGGGTGGACTTGTCCAGCCTGCGCTGTCTGGTGATGTAACCCCTTTGGGCCAGTTCTTTCAGTCGGCGGCTGATGGTTTCAGGGGACACACCCAGCCTGTCTGCCATGGTTTCACGTAGGGGCCAGCAGATTCCTTTCTGCTGAGCATGCATAATCAGCAGGCCCAGCAGTCTATAGGCCCCATCAGACAGGTCTTTGTCCAAGGTGGCTGCATGGGACATCATTGCCCAGCCCAGGGCATCCACTGGATTTCTGTGCTGGATCACATCCAGTTCATCTGGTGGGCTTTCTTTGTTGGCTTGGTCGGCCATGTCGGGTCCTTTCTCAGAATTGCCCCTGGATCATTTCAAAAAGGGGCAGCGTGTTGGCCAGCCTGTCTATGGCCATGGCTGTTGTGTCTGGATCAATCTCAGATGCCACATAGGTCAGGCCCAGCATCTTGCACATAACAGGGATTGACCCGCCCCCACAGAATGGGTCCCAGACTGTGCCCCCTGGGGGGCAGTATGCTTTCAGCCAGGCCCCAAGGACAGCCTGGTTTTTGTTCCACTTGTGAGCGCCATCAGGTCTTTTGCTGCTGATGAACGTGTCTGGGACCCAGGGGTCAGGCATGAACCCAGCCCCTTTTCTGAACCACAGACAGGGTGTGGTCCAGCAAAAAAGGTGATAGCCGCGCATTCTATAGGTCTTGGCTTTCACGGTATAGGTCAAGGTATAGACATAGTCCAGGGGGCTGATTTCCATCATTCCCTGGACCCTGGCAGCCTTGGGCACACTGGCCCAGGCCAGCAGATTTCTGTCAGGTTTCAGGACCCTGGCAGCTGTCTTGGCCAGCCAGAAATAGTCATCCAGCTGGTCATAGACAGGGTCAGTGAACACCAGGTCAATGGATGCATCAGGCAGCTGGTCAGCCAGGTCCCTGGCATCCACATTCAGAATAGCATTTCTAAGGTTGCCAGGGATGTCTGGCATGTGTCTGTCCTTTCTGGTGGGGCAGCTGTCATCAGGTCCAGGTCTGGATCATAAGTAAAAACGAATAGACCCAGGTCATGTTTCCACCATTCACAGTCATCAGGGTCCTGGCCATCCAGGTCAGCAGCTGTGGGCTTGACAGTGTAATACCTGGCCAAGGACAGGGCCTTGTCCGGGTTACAGATGGGGCACAGCCTGGGGCTTTCAGCCCTGGCTTTCAGGACCATTTCAACACATTGGTCCACCAGCTGGCTGTCTGGCACAGGTCCCAGGCCAGCTGGGTGTGGCCAGGTCCTGGCCAGGACTGCATGGTTGTTTGCCTGTTCTTTGATCACTCGAGTCAAGCCAGTCCCATTGCCACTGAAATGCTTGCCCAGCCTGGTTTCCAGCTGCTGAGAAAAGCCCAGATAGTGCTGGGCATGATGGTGGGGCTTGTCAAAGTGTAGCAGATAGACCACACCAGGCAAGTCAGCCCAGCCAATGGGCTTGCCCCTTTTGCCTTTGCTGGCCCTATAGCTATTCATCAGAACAGCCAGTCTTTTCCATCGGCGATCAGCCAGGACAAGCCCAGGGAAAAGCCAGCCCCTGTGACCAACAAGGGCCAGTCCTTGGCATCCTGGGGCCAGATGTGCCCAGCCATAATCAGCAGGCTGAAAAAGGCTGCCAGGGTCAGGGCCAGCCCCCACCTTTTTGTGGTCTTGATGGCATTGATTCTTTTCTGTTCTTGGGGACCTTTCATCTGTCTGTTCCTATTCTTGGGCCTGCTGCCCATCCAGCCTGGGGAACCCTTTGACAATCTCAGTGGCCACAGTCAGCATCTTGGCTGCTGGCCCCCTGGCTGTGACCACGATCGGCAGCTGGCCAGCCAGCTTGGCAGCCTGTTCAGTGATGGTGACTGTGGTGTCAGCATCAATGGTGGGGATGCCCTGGTCTGATGCCCAGAATTCAATGACCACTTTCAGGCCCCTGGGCTGGGCCATCAGGGCCAGTTCATAAAATTCAGAATGGCAAGTCATTGGCCTTTTGTGCCTGTTCCTTTCTTTTTGCTGCCTGTTCTGGTGTGGGCTGCCACCAGGTCTGGTCAATGCCATCCCCAGCTTGCCAGGGCCAGGGTCCCCACTTGGGGAATCCACAGGCCCACAGCTGTTCAAGCAATTGGTTCAGATAGGCAGGCCCAATGCCCCTGATGCTAGTGATGGCCTGGGGGCTTTGTGACAGCTTGTCCAGCAGCTGTTCCACTGTGCTGATGCCCCCCCTTTGAACCAGCAGCCCCTTGATCATGGGATTGATGTCCAGTTCAGCCAGGTCATGTTCAGCATGGTCCATAGGGAAATCCATGCACAGTTCTGGCCTGCCCTTGATTTCTAGTGGGGCCTGCCAGCCCAGCTGGGCCAGGGCCTTGGCCAGGGGGACCAGGCTTTCCTTGATCCCCTCGGTCTGGCATGTGTCACAGGGGATGATAGTGGGGGGCTGGTTCCCATCAGGCCACATTTCTTTCATCAGGACAGCAATCCTGTGGCCCTTGTCAGACACATCCTGGAAAGCAGGGTCAGCCATGACCTGGTCAAGCCTTTCCCAGTCAGGATGCTTGATCTTGCCCTTGCCTTTGCAGTCTGGGCAGATTTCACGCTTTGTGACCAGGAACTGTGGGCCATCCATCACCAGTTCAAGATTGTCAGTGTTCAGGTTCACAGGTCCCCCTTTCTGGGCAGCTGGACCAGCTGGGCCTGTTCCCAGGCATAAAGGATGGTCTGGACCAGGCAGTCCCCTTTCTGTTCAGCCAAAAAAAACTTGGCCAGGCCATTCAGGGCATCTGCCACATCCTGGGCTTTCTCAGCAGGGACCCTGCCCCAGACCCTTTCAGACTTTTCAAAGGTGGCCAGGACAGTCAGGTCCAGGTCAAGGAACCTGGCCATGTGCAAGACATCAGCCTTGGTCCTGGTGGGCAATCGGCCGGCGATGGCCTTGGGGCTTTCCTTGCCTGCCCAGGCATTCAAGACGTCCAGTTCAGAATCATCCCAGGGTTCAGGTTCCCCCCTGAATCTGACACCCAGGGACCTGGCTTTCTGGTATACACTGCGGGCAGTCCTTGGCGTGCCATTCTTTGTGAACAGGGCAGCCAGTTCAGCAGCAGTCTTTTCCCCAGCCAGTTCAATGATGGTGTTTTCATCTAGGGCCGAGTATTCTAGGGACATGGGATTCCTTTCTTGCCCTTTCCAGGGCTGCTATTTCTTGCCTGGCCTGTTGGAGCTCGGCCAGCAAGTCATCATAGTCAGCTGTCAGGTCTAGCAGCTGTCTGACCAATTCATCAGCATGGGTGTCACAGTGGCCACAGGTCACACCATGCAAGGCTTTCACGTTCCATTCTAGTTCACCACAGATGGGACAGGCCATCTTTTCCTGGCCACTGGACAGGCCCAGCCTGTCCCTGATGGTCTGTTTCATTGCCCTGGCAGATTCAAAGCCTGGGGCCTTTTGTTCAGCCAGTTCAAGATAATGGACCTTGTCCTTGATGGGGATGGATGACCTGGCCACAGCCTTGTGGTGTTCAAAGGTCAGGCTGGGTCTGCGAATTTCAAAGGGCACATTGGAACAGACCCAGACAAAACTGGCCAGGGTGTCATATTCATAGTCAGTGGCATCCAGGGCCTGGTCATAAGTATGGCCCCATCTGTGTTCACCATAGGCGATCAGGTCCCCCAGGATGAATGGCATGGCTCGGTATAGGTCCCACATCTTTGACACTTGGGCAGACCATTCAGCATAGGACAGTTCAAAAAGGACCTTGGCCCCCACTGGTGTGACCTTGACCAGGCTGCTGGGGACTATGGACTGGACAGGCCCATCCTTGGGATAAGGTTCAAAACGCCAGGCCCAGTCTTGGGGCTGGGGTCCATCCTTGAATCTGGTCAGGACCCCAGTGTCCCCAACCTGGGAACCCCTGGCACAGCTGGTGGCAGGCAGATTCAGCACATGGGCTGGGTCATCGTCCCAGCGAAAGTGGCAGACCCCAGCATCTGAGATAGACAGCAGGGCTGCATCTTGAATCTGTTCCCCCACAAAGCCAGTCTGGCCAGTCATCAGTCAGCCCCTTGGCCCTTGCCATGGCCCAGGTCATGGACTGCCCAGTCCCAGACCCAGCCCTGGTCACAGGCTGAACAGCCCTGGCCTTGGCATGCATAGTGTTTCTGAAAGACCAGGGTCCCTGACAGCTGCATGTCCATGGCCAGCTTGTCATCCACTTGGGTGGCCTCTGCCAGCTGCTTGCCCAGGTCATCCACCTTGGCAGCCAGGTCCTTGTCCACCAGCTGGATGGCTGCCATTCTCATTGTCCAGGCTGCCCTGTGGACCAGGTCAGTGGGCTGGCCCAGGCAGGCCATCAGGATGGCATTCAAGGCCCAGGCCAGGGTCTTTGGGTGAACATTGACCCTGTCATGGTTCCATTGGCAAAAGGCTGCAAAGGCATCCAGGACAGACAGCTGGCCAATGGTCAGGTCCATGCTGGTGTCATCTTGGCCATCTGCCCCAAAGTGGAGCCGCAAAGAATCCAGAATCTGGAAAGGCAGCTGGTCCAGATGGCCTGCCAGGAATATGGTTTCAAGGTCCAGCTGCAATTCATCCAGATAGGCATCCCCAGCCCAGGGGGCTGTCTGGAATTCATCTGGCTGGCCATCCTGTCTGCTGTTGACCACTTGGAATGGCTGGTCATCCAGGACCTGGATGGGCTGGGCCATGGCTGCTATCAGTTCATCACCAGCGCGCATGATGGCCTCTGTGTTGGTCATCAGGGCAGCCAGGTCCAGGGCATCCTTGTCACCAGGGCTGGTCTTGACTACATGTTCAGCTGCCATTCTCAGGGCTTGGGCCTGGGCAGTCAGGGCCTTGGCATCAGTGGGGGCATCTGCCATTTCCTGGGGGCTGGCAATCCAGGCCCAGTGGGTGACTTGCATGGCTGGGCTGGGGTCCCCAATTTCCCAGTCCCCAGCAGCAGTCAGCTTGGCAAAGGCAGGGAAAGCCATGGCTGGCTTGTCGGGTTCCTCGATCCAGCCCAGGACCACTGTTTCTGTGGGGGGCAAAGATTCATCAATCTTGATCCAGACTGTCATGATGGGTTCCTTTCTGTGGGATGCCCCAGGGGCATCCAGTGGGTGATGTCATCATAGACTGGCCTGGTGGCCAGGTTCGGGAATGTCCAGGGGTTCCCATGGTCAATGCTGACCTGGTCAGTGGGGGGACTGTACTGGGCCACTATGGGAAAGCCCTGGCCATCGTCCCAGACCCAGACCAGGATGTCAGTGTCCTGGTGGGGTTCCTGGTCATCAATGGCCACCCAGCCCACATGCTGAGAAAAGGACAGGGGCTGTGGGCTGTCAGGTTCATGTATGGGCATCCAGTGGCTGATGTGGACCCAGGGCCGGTCAGGGTGGCTGACAGCTTTGAATCTGGCCCCTACTCGCCGCACAACAGCAGGCCCAGGCCCACTATACTGGGGGGCCTTTTCACACCAGGCCCAGACTGTCTGGCCATAGTGGGGGGCAGCATCACAGATGTCAATCCAGGGGCCTGGTGTGGGTCCCAGGTCCAGCCTGGCTGCCTTGATGTATTCTTTGGTCAGGATGCCAATGTCCACACCTTTGGCCAGCAGGATGGCCAGGTCCTTGGCTTTCTGGGCCTGGGAATTCATGGCCTGGCCAGCAGGGCACAGGTCCCCAGTCCGGCAGATGGGGCACAAGACCACATGCTGGTGGTAGAGTTCATCAGCCTGGATGGCCACCAGCATGGTGGGGGCTGCCTTGAAAAGGTGGACCCAGTCAGCATATTCCTGGGGGGCCATGTCATCATTCATGACCAGGTCGCAGATGTGCCAGCCTGTCATCTGATACAAGCCCCAGGCCCTGGCCTGCCTGGCCTCGGCCGGTTCTGGCTGGGGTTCAAGCATGCCTGTCTCAGGCCAGGCATTCAATGGGATGTTTCTGTCTGTCAAGGGGATCATGTCAGGGGTCCTTTCTGGTCTGTTTCAGGGCTGCTGATGGGCTGCCAGTATAGCACATGGGTCATTTCAAAGGATGTGTCAGCCTCGCGCCAGATGCATCCCTGGGCTTGCCACTTGGCAATGGATGGGCCAGAACCCCAGCTGGACTGCTCCCCTGTCCACACCAGGACAGTCTGGCCATCTGCTGGCTTGTTTGTCTCAGCATCCAGCCAGGCATTCTGGGGGGCAGGCAGCTGGCCTGGCCAGGGGATGGTCTGCCAGTGGGTGACTGTGCCCAGGAATTTCACGCCTTTCTGGCCTGCCAGATACCAGGCCCCAGTGACGTGGTCCCAGGATGCCACCAGGCTGACCCTGTGGCCCCCAATGTGGCCCAGGATCAAGACATCCTGGTCTGGTGTGGGGGCTGCGTCGACGAAAGCCACCCAGGACCCTATGGCCAGATTGACCCTGAAAGCCAGGATTTCATCAATGACCCTGATGGCCCAGAAAGGGTCCAGGCTGACTGGGGGCTTGGGTTCCCCTGTCATCTGGGCAATGGTGGCCCCTTTCAGAAAGGTCTGTCTGGCAGCCAGCAGGCTTTCCCGGCTGACTGGATTGTCAGACAGGGGGACCTGGGACTGGTCTGGTGTGGCCTGGTTCACAGATACAATCTGGACCACAGGCTGGGTGGCCAGGTATTCTTGAATCTGGTCCTTTGCTGGTTTCACGTTCTATGCTCCTTGTGTTCCCTGGCCATAGTAGGCCAGAATGGTGTCCAGTGACCTGGTCAGCTTGACTGCCCCTGGCCATAGGACGTTCATGAAATGTTTCTGGGCTGGTGACAGCTTGCCAGTGGCTGTCTTGATTTCCCAGGCAGTCCATTCATGCTGCTGGGTTCTGGCATTGTAACCCCAGACCAGAATGTCCGGAGTGACACCCAGCTTGCCCCCTACCACCAGAACCAGAAAGCCCAGGGCTGTCAGGGCTGCCACTATTTCTGGCTGGTTCGTGTCTGGTCTGGCAGAATACTTGGGGGCTGGCATTATAGGTCAGCCCGGCGCATGTGGTCTGGGACATCTGACACAAAGAATTCAGGGTCCTGGATGACCAGCCAGCTGTCAGTGTATTCATCAGTGACCTTGTCCAGCAGGCTGTCCACCATGAATTCAGGGTCCCAGTCTGTGATTTCAGCCAGGTCCTTTTCATTGGCTGGCTGGGCAATCTGCCAAACAAAGGCCCCATCCCAGGCCATCTGAAAGGCTGCTGTCAGGCCATAGACTGCCAGTTCTTGGTTGACCTGGGTCACCCAGCTGGCACAGCTGGCAGCAGGGTCAGCAAAGGGGATGTCATCCACCAGGGCTGTGGGGTTCACTTTGATGGTCATCATGACTGGTCATCCTCCCCAATGGGGGCCAGGCAGATGCTGTCAAAAGACCAGGTCCCATTCTGGCCAGTGGGCTGGGCATAGAAAAAGGGATGCTGGGCAGCCTGCTGGTCAAAGACCTTGATCCCCTCCCTGATGCATTGGGCCTTGGTCCAGTCCCTGGGCATCAGCTTGGCCTTTTCAAAGACCTTTTCACCATCCACATGGACGATGCATTCCAGGACAGTGTCAGGGGCAGCCTGGCCAGACCACTGTCTGACCTGGACCCAGACCTGGTGGCACAGGCCGCGCATGTTGCCAGGGCCAGTCAGGCTTTCATCATAGTGGACCAGCTGTTCAGTGTATAGCTTGGTCAGCTTGGGTTTAATCTGGACATCAATGGTGGGCATGGGGTTTCCTTTCTCAGATGTGATAGCTGGCAGCCCTTGTGCTGTCAGCAGTGTCATCCCCAGTGTCAAGGGGAATCTGTTCCTGGTCTGGCCAGATGGGAATGGGGCCTGGGTCATCTGGGGAATAGACCCTGATGTCTTTCAGGATGGCATTCTGGGCCTTGCTGTCAGCCAGCAGGATTTCCAGCATTTCCCAGACCAGGTCTGATGGGGTCCACAGCTGCTGGCCATCCCAGGCCCCAGTGTATTCACGGATTGCCTGTTCAGTCCACCAGGCCCTGTGGGCTGCCAGGGCTGGGCTGGGGCCATAACCCTGGGGCATCCAGTCTGCCTGGGCCAGGGGCAAGGCCCTGGGCTGTTCGGTGCGGCTGACCGGGTCCATGGGTCCCCACTGCTGGTCAATTTCCATTTCCTTGGGCAGGGCATTGGTCAAGGCTGTGGACTTGCCCATGGTGGGGCCTGTCTCAGCTGGGGGCAAGCTATGGACTGTGCTGTCCAGTTCAGCAGCTGGGACCATCGGCTGGCCAGGCTGCCAGGGGTCATCCTCGGGATAACATCCCCACTTGGCCCTGTATTTTTCTCGGCGCCACTGCCTGGTGGATTCAGCATTCCTGGTGGCCCCCCAGCCTTTCTTTGTGGCATAACGTTCAAGGCGTTTTTTCATTCTTTTCAGATGGGCCACATAGTCAGGGCTGAAATTCCAGGCATGTTCTGATGACAGGGCTGCCTTGATTTCATCTTGGGCATCATAGGTCTGGGCCTGGGTTAGGTCAAAAGCCCTGATGTCCTTGGGCTTGTAATCATAGGCCAGGGGCTTGAATTCAGCCATCTTGTCAGGGGTCGGGTCTTGGGTGGTCATTCTTGGGGTCCTTTCTAGCAGCAGTCTGCTGGGGTTCTGAATTGAAAGCATTGCCCATCTGGGCCATAATAGTGGCAGCCCCGGCAGAATTCAGCATCCAGGGCCTTGATGATTTCAGGGGCTTTGCTGGTCAGCAGCTGGGCGAACCCTGTGCCCACATAATAGGACACCACAAGCTGTTCAAGAAAGAGGAAAAAGGGGACAAATTCAGGGGCCATCAAGGGATGGTCAGGGGATGTGGCCTGTTCCCTGGCCTTGACCAGGTCCCTGGCTTGGGCCATATTGCTGGCCAGGCTGGTGAAATCCAGGCCCTGGCTGGCAGTGGCAATCAATCTGAGGAATTCAGCTGGGGGCATGTTCAGTTCTGTCATGGGGCCTGTCCTTTGTCTGGGTCTTGGTTCAGCTTGGTCGGCTGGGTCCATTGTACCACACATTATATGGCCCTGTCAAGCCAGACTATGGAATCAGCCTGGCTGACAGGGCCACATGTGTGGGGCTTGGGACTAGGACCCAATGGGCTTGGACCAGGGACCCATGGGCTGGCCAGGCTGACTGGCAGTCATCTTGGTCATCATTGCCAGTTCACACTGGCCACAGTCCACAGCCTGGGTGTGGGGCATCCCTATCAGCAGGGACAGCAGGGCATCCAGCTTGGCGCGCAGGGTTTCAATCTCAGCAGCCACAGCCCCAGGGTCACAGCTGCCATCATTCAGCCTGCCCACATCCAGGGCATTGGCCCCATCCAGGTCAGGGGACCCATCAGGCTTGCACAGCATCCCAAGCTGGCCCCTGATGTGGTCCACACAAGCCCACATAGCTTGGGCATAGGCCAGCTGGGCCTGGTTCATAGCATCGGTCAGTTCATGGCTTTCATAGGTCATGGTCAGGTTCCTTTTCTAGGCCCAGGGGGCCTGCTATTCTTTGCTGGCCTCGATTTCAAAGACCACATCCAGGGCCAGGGTCCAGATTATGTGGTCAGGGTCATCCAGCAGCTGGTCCCAGTGGAATTCCCAGGCAGCAGATTCCACCAGGGCAGTGGCATCATATTCACCAGTTCTGGGGTCCAGGCCCACATCCTCTATGGTGGCCAGATGGCGGATCATGCCTTTCCAGGCCAGTTTCTGGGCTGGGGTCATGTCGTCGTCACAAAGGGGCATCAGGGCCATGGTGTCCTTGTCCCTTTGGGCCAGCTTGTCAGTGGATTCCTGGACTGGTGTGGCATCAGGGGCAGGATACCAGTCCAGGGTGGCCCTGGCTGTCCTGTGCATCTGAACCCAGCTATGACCAGGGGCTGGGACTATGGTCCCCTCCACATCAAAGGTCCGGTCAGCAAGGGAACAGGACAGGGCTGTCACTTTCAGGGCAGTGGGCTTGGGCATCCCCAGGGGGACACTGATGGTGTCCCCAATGGCCACATCCCTGGTCAGGTCCAGGCCCACTTTCTTGATGGTGTCCTGGGGCTTGGGTTCAAAGGGCTGGCCATAGTCAATCTGGTCAGTGTCCAGGACAGACCATTCAGCCTTGGCCCACATTTCATCAGCAGTCAGTTCATAGACCTGGGCGCGGCCTGCCAGTGTCCAGGGGATGTGCCTGAATTCCTGGGGCATGTGGCGCTCGAGCTCGGCCACAGCCAGGGTGTCCAGCTGGACATCATTCAGGGTTTCCTGTTCAGCCTTGGTCAGGGGGATGGTGACGATCAAGGTATAGCTGGTGGTCTTTCTGGTTTCCATAATGGCTGTCATTTCTGGGGCCTTTCTGGGCCAGGAACCTTGCCTGGCCCTTGGAATTTCTGCTGTTCTCCGCTCAGAATCGCGCCTGGCGGCTGGTTATTGTCTAGTTCTGGGGGCCATAGAAAGAATCAAGCCAGTCCACAGTGGCCAGGGCAATGTCCATCAGGGGGCCACCATAGGCCATGAATTCTTGCAAGCCTTGGGCCTCGGCAATCTCGGCCACCAGGTCAGCCAGGACTATGCCAGCTGTGGTCCAGACTGTGGCTGGGTCCTGGTCCTGTTTCAGTCGGGCGATCAAGGTGGTCTTGAACCTGGTTTCCTGGGCCTTGGTCAGCTGGGTTTCAGGGCAGTCCATCTGGGCAATGAATTCATCCCAGACCCAGTCATCACCTTTTTTGATTCTGGCTGGAATCTCACCAGCAGCCCATGCCAGCTTGTCTGCTGCCTCGGCAGCCAGATGCTTGCCAATGCTGTCCACCATCTGATAATAGTGATGGTTGGGGAACAGCCGGTGGGCTTGGCCCAGCTGCCTGGCTGCCTGGCAGACCAGCTGGATGACTTTTAGGCCCCAGTCAGTGGGGTCAGCAGGCCAGAAAAGGGGATGGTCCTGGGTCATCAGTTCTATGACCCTGCGGCTGAATGCCTGGCTTTCCTCGGATGTCATCCCATCCCAGGTCTTTTTTTCCACTTGGACTGTGATGGTGTCCACATCCACTGACCAGCTGGCCTTGACCACTGTCTGGCCAAGGGCATTGGTGGTCAGCCACAGTTCTGTGGGCTGGCCCTGGTGGCCATTCAGGACCTGGCAGTCCTTGACGGCTGCAAAGGCAGCAGCTGTGGCCAGTTCAGTCAGCTGGGGTTCAGAAATGGTGATGGGGAAATTGACTGGGGTTTCAATGGTGACTTGGGCCTGTCGGGTGACTGTGATGGTGTTCATCTTGGGGGCCAATGCTGGGGATGTCATTGTCTGGGTCCTTTCTGGTTCTGTCTTGGTCGGCTGTTCAATTGGGACAAGCCCATTGTACCACAGTTATATGGTCCTGTCAAGCAAGTCATATAATCAATCTAGGACTGGGGGACTGTTGACAGTGTCCAGCTGTTATGGTATACTCAAATTGTGTTTCCTGCTGGCAAGCCTGGGGGGCGTGGATTGACCACCCACAGACCACCGGGCCAGGGACACAGCCAGCCTGGGCAGTGTATATGCCAGGATGCGGCTGGGGACCTTTCACCAGGCTGGCTGCCATCCTTTCTTTTTGTTCCGTCCTTTGTCTTGGTCGGCAAAGATGGAAAGTGGGCCTGGTGATGGTGGGCAAGGCCATAATTGTCATGGGTTCCCCCCCACCTGTGGCAGCCTGAACCAGGCCCCACTGAAAAGGGGTTTTTTGGATGTGTATCCAAACATGATGGAATCAATCATCCTGACCCTGATGGCCATCTTTTCTGTCACAGGGATGGGAACCACCTATGATCTAGAACCCCACAGGGGCAATCCCCTATACTGTTCAGATGGGGTCCATTCATACTACTATACAGAACAGCAGCTGGCAGCCCAGCCCTGGGTGGCCCTGCCCCCAGGCCAGACCTGGTGGTCTTGTCGGGAAAAGATTCTGGCCCTGCCCCAGGGGGCTGCCCCTTTTTTTGCCACAGCCCTTGATTCTGGGAACCTTGGCCCAGATTCACCCTACAGAGTAGACCTAGACCCCACCCAGCCCATCATTCTTGATGCCCCAACAGCCCTGGCCACATACAAGGGCACAGCCCATGTCACAGTGGTCAATCTGACCAGGATGGCTGCCACACTCGAAAGGATGACCACTTGTCCAGCCCTGCTGAGAAATTGCGCCTTGAATATGTCCCACTTGCCACATGCCTGCTGTTTGCCCAGAATGTCAAACTGCATGACCTTGGTTCCATAATTGATTCAATCAAGCGGCATGGGTTCAAGGACCCACCCAAGTGGGAACCCACCCTGAATGGTGGCAAGGGTGGCATAGTGGCTGGCAATGGCAGAATCCAGGCCCTGACTTGGATGAAAGGCCAGGGGGACCCTGTGCCCAGGGGCATCTTGCTTGAACAGGAATCTGATGACTGGGCAGTCCCGGTCATCTTTGGTGTGGATGCTGCCAGTGAACATGCTGCCTGGGCCTATAGCATCGATCACAACAGCCTGGTCATGGCTGGTGGGGATGTCACCCAGCTGGACATCAGCAGGGTCTATGATGCCAATTATGCCCAGTTCTTGGAAACCTTGAACACAGCAGACCAGCTGCCTGTGACAGTGGACACTGATGACCTGGCCCTTTTTCGGCGGCTGGCTGAACAGGACCAGGCCCCAGAGGCCTTTCAGGAATATGGTGATGAACTGGAAACAGACTACAGATGCCCCAGCTGTGGCTATGAATGGTCTGGGCAGCCCAGATGATTCTTTGTCACCATAACCCCAATGGGATGACACCCATGGTGGAGCGTTTTGACCTGGACAGACAGCCCAGCCCAGCCATCTTGGCTGGGGGCATCTGTGGGGACAATCTATCACACTATTGGCTAGAGGGTGAAATAGTGCCTGGAAAAGACAGGACATTCAAGCCACCATACCAGCTGCCCAGCATGGCAGACATTGAACAGGTCCCCTGGAATGGGTTCAGGGCCATTTCCACCTTTTCTGGGGCTGGTGGTTCTTGTCTCGGCCTGCGCATGGCTGGGTTCAAGGTCTTATGGGCCAATGAATTTGTCCCAGCTGCCCAAGAGGTCTACAGGCTGAATCACCCAGGCAGCATCCTTGACACCAGGGACATCAGACAGGTCACAGCTGCTGAAATCCTTGATGCCATCGGCCTGGGGCAGGGTGACCTTGACCTGATGGATGGCAGCCCCCCATGTGCGTCCTTTTCAGTCATTGGCCACAGGGAAAAGGACTGGGGCAAGGTGAAAGCATATTCTGACACCCAGCAAAGAACAGATGACCTGTTCTGGGAATATGCCAGGCTGGTCAAGGGCATCAGGCCCAAGGTATTCTTGGCTGAGAATGTCCCAGGGCTGGTCAGGGGCAAGGCCAAGGGTTATTTCTTGCAGATTCTGGCCCTGCTGAAAGATTGCGGCTATAGGGTCAAGGTGGTCAAACTTGATGCCCAGTGGCTGGGTGTCCCCCAGTCCAGGGAAAGGCTATTTTTCCAGGGCATCAGGGATGACCTGGATGTGGACCATGCCTGGCCCAGCCCCTTGCCCTACTATTATACTGTGGCTGATGCCCTGGCTGGGACTGTCCGGGCAATCGAGGACACAGGGGGCAGCTGGGGCATGGGGGATTTCACCAGCAGGCCAGCCCCCACAGTCAGGCAGGCAGGCCCAGGCCATCTATACATAGAAAGGGACCAGGACCAGGCTGGCCAGCCCACATCCCCCAGGCGGCGCAAGTTTACCATCCCAGAAGTGATGGCCATCTGTTCTTTCCCAGCAGATTTCCAGCTGACAGGGTCCTATAATAAGCGATGGGAAAGGCTGGGCAGGGCAGTCCCCCCCCCTTATGATGTGCCATCTTGCATCGGCGATCAGGGACCAGGTCCTGGCCAAGGTGGCTGTCTGATGTGTGGTATAGTCGGCGGGTTCAGGTCAGAAAAGGCCACCCTACAGGGCATGGCTGCCTTGGTCCACAGGGGGCCTGATGGCCAGGGGCTGGTCAAGTCTGGGTCAGCCTTTCTGGGGGCCACCAGGCTGGCTATTCTGGACCCCTTGCCCAGGTCAGACCAGCCATTCCACAGGGATGGCCTGGACCTGGTCTATAATGGGGAACTGTGGAACTGTGCCCAGATCAAGGCTGAATTGCTCGAGCTCGGCCACCAGTTCAGGACCACTGGGGACACTGAGATTATAGCCGCGGCTTTGAATGAATGGGGCCTGGATGCCCTGCCCAAGTTTGATGGGATGTTTGCCATGGCCTGGTCCTGGGCAGATGGCCAGGTCTTTGTGGCCAGGGACATCTTTGGGGAAATCCCAGTCCACATCAGCCAGCAGCAGCCTTTCTGCTTTGCATCTGAAATCAAGGCCCTGCTGGCCATGGGCTGCCATCCCAGGTCTGTTTCCTGGGTTCAGCCTGGCTATGTGGTGTCTGCCCACAAGGATGGGATGATTGCCAGGCCCTTTGCTGAGATTCAGCCAGGCAGGCTGCCAGATGACCTGGTCCAGGCATCAGTCCAGGTCAAGACATTGGTCAAGGATGGGGTCCTGGCCAGAACCTTGTCTGATGTCCCTGTCTGCTGCCTGATTTCTGGGGGCATTGATTCATCGGCTGTTCTATGGCATCTGGTCCAGCATTTCAGGGATGTGACTGCCTATACTGCTGTCTATAATCCCCATTCAAAGGACCTGGCTGCTGCTCGGCACATCTGCGGCCAGCTGGGTGTCCATCTGAAAGAAATCCCAGTCCCTTGCCCTGGTAGGGATGACCTGGCCAGGGTGGTCCAGATCATTGAAATGCCCCACAAGGCCCAAGTGGAAATTGGCTGGCCCTGCCTACACTTGGCCAAGGCCATGGCCCAGGATGGGTTCAAGGTGACCTATTCTGGGGAGGGTTCAGACGAACTGTGGGCCAGCTATGGTTTCAGCTATCATGGGGTCATTTCATCTGGCTGGCATGCCTATCGGCGGGGCCTTTTCTTGGGGCAGCATAGGAAAAATTTCGCCAGGGCTAACAAAGCATTCATGGCCTATGGTGTAGAATGTAGACTACCCTTTTTGTCCCAGGGCTTGGTTCAGTATGCCCTGGGCCTTTCCAGGGCAGCTGTCAGGGGGCCTGCTGAGCACGAAAAGGAAAAGGCAGTCCTGTCCCTGGCCTATAGGGGCATTCTGCCTGACCACATCTGTGAAAGGCCCAAGCTGGCTTTCCAGGATGGGATGGGCATCAAGGCTGCCATCAGAAACAGACTGCCCAGTCCAGCCCGATTCTATAGGGCAGAATTCATCAGGGCCTTTTCAGGGGTCCAGGCATAGGGGGACAGGATCAATGGATCATTCACAGGATCACCCAACTGACACAGGCTACAGTCCAGACCGCTGGGCCTTTGATGACCAGGTCACCCAGGTTTTTGATGACATGCTGGCCAGGTCCATCCCCCAGCTGGATGTGATGCGGCGCGCATGCTATGACCTGGCTGTCAGGTTCAGGATGCCCCACACTGACATAGTGGACCTGGGGGCTAGTCGAGGGGCCAGCATTGCCCCCCTGGTGGACCTGTGGGGAATGACCAACAGCTTTGTCCTGGTGGAAACCAGCCCCCCTATGCTTGACGTCTTGCGCGATCGTTTTGGGGGCTTTGTGGATGGCCCCAGCCCTTGTGTCAGAATCAAGGACCTGGACCTGGCCAAGGATTTCCCCCCTTGCATGGCCAGTGTCATCCAGTCCATCCTGACTATGATGTTTGTCCCCCTGGAATGTAGACAGCAGCTGGTCCAGGACGTCTATGACAGCTTGCAAGATGGTGGGGCATTCATCCTGGTGGAAAAGGTCCTGGGGGCCACTGCCCAGGTCAATGGCCTGATGGTGGACCTATACCACGGATTCAAGGCCCAGAATGGCTATTCCCAGGATGACATTGAAAGAAAGCGGCTGGCCCTGTCAGGGGTCCTGGTCCCTGTGACAGCTGCCTGGAATGAACAGCTGCTGACCCAGGCTGGGTTCAGGGCTGTTGACTGTTTCTGGAGGTGGATGAATTTCTGTGGCTGGGTGGCCATCAAGTGATGGATGGGGGCAATGGCTGACAAGGACAAGGGCAAGGGCAAGGACCAGGACCAGCCCAAGAAAAAAAGGGCCACCAATGGGGAATTGGCCAAGCGGATCAATACTGTCTTTCAGCTGATATGTGATGGCTGGGATGACCAGGCCCTGGTTCCTTTTATTTCCAAAGAATGGGACCTGGGGCACAGGCAGGCCAGAAATTACATATACAAGGCAAGGGCCAGGCTGGCTGAAATAACAGATGAATGCATGGTGTCGGCACTAGGCCAGGCCATAGCAGCCCGGCGAGAACTGAGACGCAAAAGCCAGGACCCAGAATTCAAGCTGAGAATCTTACAAGACGAGGCCAAGCTACTTGGCCTATACACTGAAAGAACCCAAGTGGACATCAAGGGCAGCCCCTTGATCACAGTGGATTTCTGATGGTCAAACTTTCTGACCTTTGCACATTCACCACAAAGCAGATGGATGCCACCAGGGCAGCTGACACCCACAAATACACTTTATTCGGTGGGGCCAGGGGTCCTGGGAAATCATTCTGGCTAAGGTGGTATCTTGTGCGGCGGCTGCTGCTGTGGGCACAGCAGGGCCATGAAAGGGTCAGGGTGGGGCTGTTTTGCGAGGACTACCCAAGCCTTAAGGACAGGCAGATTTCCAAGCTGGCTGAATTCCCTGACTGGCTGGGCTACTTGGGGACCACGAAAGCAGATGGCCTGGGCTGGTTCTTGCATGACTGCTATGGTGGGGGCGGGATTCTGTTAAGAAACCTGGATGACCCCAGCAAGTATCAATCTGTAGAATTCGCAGGGATGGGCATAGATGAACTGACCAAAAACCCACCCAAGGTCTTTGACATTCTCAGAGGGTCCTTAAGATGGCCAGGCATCAGTGACGTCTTTCTGGCTGGGGCCACTAACCCTGATGGCAAATATTTCAAGTGGGTCAGGTCCCTTTTTGTTGAAAAGCAGATGCCAGACCACATGGCTGGGCATGAACATGAATTCGCCTTTGTGCGCGCCTTGCCCAGGGACAATCCCCACCTTGACCAGGGCTACTGGGACATGCTGGCCACCTTGCCACCCAGACTGCAAAGGGCCTGGGTGGATGGCGACTGGTATATACCAGTCAGCGGTCTGGTCTATGCTGATTTCAGTGATGCCAATGTCACAGACCAGATGGACTATGATCCCCAGCTGCCCTTTGAACTGGGCATTGACGATGGCTACATTGATCCCAGGGCAGTGGTCTGGGTTCAGAAACAGGGTTCCAAGGCCCTGGTCTTTGCTGAGAATTACAGATCAAGGCAATTGGAGGAACAGACCATCAGGGACATCCAGACCAGACTTTATGAACAGTCCCCCTGGGCAGCCTTGGAACATGAACACAGGCTGGCAGGCCACAAGGCCCCCATGCCAGAAACATTCACCAGGTATCAGGACAGGTCCATCTGGCTGAGGGCACATGGGGTCAGGTTCCCAGAACTGGCAGCAGTGGCCCATGAAGCGGTGGCCCTGCGTCGACGATTGACCCAGGCTGACATCCCTGCCAGGAATTGGATGGCCAGAAAGGTCAAGGGGGAAAGCAGCACAAGAAAGGCAGCCATCAGGGAAACCAGGGCATTGATCAAGGATGGCCAAGGGGTCAGGACCTTGATGATTCATCCCAGATGTGTCAGCCTGCTGGATGAAATCACATCAGGCTATAGGAACAAAGAAAACAGGGATGGGTCCTTTGAGGATGACCCAGCTGATGGGAATGATCACGCATGTCAGGCCCTTGAAAACTGGGTCTGGTTAAGGGGCAGGGCAGCATGACAACACAAGTGGACCAGATGACTTTTTTGCAAAGGGCCAGGGCAGCCTGGCAGCTGTTGACTGGCAAGGCAATCAGCCATCACCCTGAACTCGAGGGGCGGCAACATGTATACAGTTCATCTGCTGACCAGGGATTCCAGCAGCAGATTTCAGAATATGTGGGCTGGGCCACAGTCTATCAAAGCTATGTCTGGGTGGCCAAGGCTGTGACCATCTATGCCAATTCTGTGGCAGCCCTGCCAGTCAGGGTGGTCAATTCTGATGGGGAACCCCAGGACAGCCATCCCCTGACCCAGCTGCTGGGCCATGTCAATGAATCTGAGAAACCAGCAGACCTGTGGCAGTCCTATTGTTTACACAAGTTGCTGGGTGGGGAATCTTTCATCAGGGTCATTGATGACAGGGCTGGCCAGCCAGCTGAACTGTGGGCGCGCAGACCTGACCAGATGCTGGTCATTCCAGATGAAACCCAGGCCAGGCTGGGCTTTCCCATTGTAGCTGGTTACACTGACCAGACTGCTGACGATGTGAATCTAGGCAGGGACCAGGTCATCCATGACAAGTATGTCAATCCCCTGTCAGCTTGGCGGGGCTTGTCCCCCATTTCAGCTGCCAGGGAGGATGTCACCATTGACATCTATGCCCAGCAGTGGTCCCAGAGGTTTCTGAAAAATGGCGCCAGGCCAGACTATGCCTTGATTGCCCCAGAGGGCTTGGGACCCACAGAAAGGGATGAATATCTGGCCATCCTGACTGAGAAACACCAGGGACCAGATAACTGGCATAAACCGATCGTGCTAGAACATGGGGTCACAGACATCAAGTCTTTCAGCTTTCCCCCTGTTGACGTCCAATGGCTTGAACAAAGGGGGAACAGTCGGCAGGCTGTTGGCAGCATCCTGGGCATCCCAGACGAGGTCATGGGCTGGGGCAAGGACACCTATGAAAACATGGACCAGGCACACCAGTGGCTGTGGCTGCTGACCCTGCTGCCATTCATCAGGGCCAGGGACCTGACCTTGTCGTCCTTTTTCACCAGGACCAGGCCCATGCTGACAGCTGGGGAAAGGGTGGCCACTGACCTTTCAACAGTCAAGGCTGTCCAAGAGGACATCACAGTCAAGGCTGATGCTGCCCAGAAATACTGGTCCATGGGCATCCCTTGGAACATGATCAATGACAGGCTGGGCCTAGACCTGGGGCCAGTCCCTGGTGGGGATGTGGGCTTTGTGCCCATTGGAGTGATGCCCATCCTGGCAGCAGCTGAGAGAACAGCCCCCACTGGCATGGAACCAGCCCAGGTTCAGGGGATGATTGACCAGTCTGTCACCCAGGCCCTGGATGGCCTGGCAGACAAGCTGGCAGACAGGATGTCTGGACTGTGGGTTCCTGGCCAGGTCCTGACAGCCGATGGCCCAGGCCCAGCCATCCAGATCACAGCTGATGCCAGTGATGCCATTGAACAGCTGGCCCAGGTCAGGGCAGCAGTGTCCCAGATCAAGGTCCAGCCCCAGGGGCCAGAATATGGTGGCCAGGTCCACAAGGCCCTGTGGAAATCCATCCAGGGTGTGTCCATGCCCTTTGAAAATAGGATGGCAGACCAGCTGGAAAGGGACCTGGAAAGGCAGGCCAAGGCTGTGGCCAGGGCTGTGGCTGCCTTGGCTGAGGATGTCCCAGAGGGCAGGGAACCCCACATCCCCAGCACAGCCAAGGACCTTTTTGACCTGGATGAATGGGTCCTGTTTTTTGCCTTGGCCTATGAACCCCTGTATACTGATATGACCAGGGCAGCTGGGGCAGATGTGCTGGCAAAACTGGCCATTGATGTCCCCTTTGACATGTCTGTCCCCTACATTCAGCAGGCCATCAAGGACATGCGGTTCAAGTTTGCTGATGACATCAATGGGGCCACCTTGGAACAGCTTGAAAAGGCCCTGCGGCAGCTGTTGACAGATGCTGCTGACAATGGCTGGACAGCCTGGCAGACCCAGAAAGAACTGGGCATCAGAACTGACAATGTCTTTGGGCTAAGGACTGAGGACTGGCAGAGGCAGAGAATTGCCAGAACAGAAATGGGGAAAGCCAGGTCCATTGGCAGGCAGGAATCAGCCAGACAGTCTGGGGTCATTGAACAGAAAACATGGCTGGCTGCTATGGACGAAAGAACCAGGGACACCCACTTTGATGCCCATCTGACCTATAGCAAAGCCCCCATTGGTCTGGATGACCAATTCCAGATAGGGGCTGACAGGATGCTGGCCCCCAGGATGGGGACTGTGCCAGCTGAGAATATACAATGTCGGTGTGATGCTGTTTACCTAGTGGCTGGGGCAAGCCCAGACCAGATGTGGAGCTATGTGTAATGAATGACAACAAATTCCCCCTGGGTGTGGTCCACAAAGAATTCACCATCCAAAAGGACCCCAATGGCAAGGTCACAGTCAGCACAGCTGGGCTGGACAGGCAGTCAGACAGGGTTCTGGGCCTGCGGCTGGGCAATTATGAAAGAAACCCTGTGGTCCTGTGGGGCCATAACTATGCTGACCCCTTTGCTGTCATCGGCCGCGCCACTGAGGTGGAACCCACCCAGGATGGCCTGAAATTGCTGCCAGTATGGCGGCCACCAGCCAGCCCCCAGGACCCCATGCACATCATTCAGCTGTTATGGGACCAGGACTTTGTCAGGGCTTTCAGCATCGGATTCCAGCCCCTTAAGTGGAAAGACAACGATTCTGGGGGCCTGGATTTCCTGGATTCTGAACTGTTGGAGGTTTCACTTGTGCCAGTCCCTGCCAATGCTGATGCCCTGCGCGCGATGGCCAAGGGTCTGGCCTATGCCAGGGACCAGGGGCTGGACACCAGGGCCTGGGTCTGGCCAGATGCTGCTGAATTCAAGGCCCAGGCTGCCCCCCAGGGCTTGACCTGGCCATCAGCTGGGACCTTGCAGTCTGACACCACAGCCACCTTGTCTGATGGTGAAAAGGCCCAGGCATTCATAGGCAGGGTGATGGCTGATGCTGAACAGCGGCTGGTCCAGGACCCCATCACAGGGACCTGGTCAGACCATAACTGTTCAACAGCTGTGGCCCCTAGTGGCCAGTATGCCATTCAGGTCTATGACCTGGCTGCCCCAGGGGCTGACCCTGTTGACTGTGTTTGTAGGAATTGCGGGTCAGATTTCCAGGCCACCCAGTCAGTGGTCAAACTGCTGACAGCCAGGGGCCTGCCTTTCCTATGTGACCAATGCAAGGCCCAGCCCCAGGGGGATGACCTGGCCTGGGTTCGTCGTCTCGAGGTGGAAACCAACACAGGGGTCCAGCTGGCCCTGGCCTGTTTCAGCCCTTGGGTGATGGACATCCCAGAGGATGCCACGAAATTGGACTTTGACCCTGACACTGGGGACCTGACTGAAATCCCCCACCCAGATGCTGGCCAGACCATCAAGGGCCTTGACTGTTTCTATGTGCCCCCCATTCCATTCTACAGTGAAAAGTGGGGGGAGGATGCTGTCTGGTCCACTGGTGGCAGGGATGCCACTGATGAAAGGCTGGTCCAGTCAGATGCCTGGGACGTGCGTGACTTGTCTGATGTTTTGCTGACCCTGCCCAGGGAAAGCCTGGTCAAGGGGCTGGACCTAGACGGCAGCCCCCACCGGGGACTGGGCATCTGTCAGCTGACATATAGGGGGATCAGGGCAGCCAAGGCCCTGGTCCAGAAAAGACTGGGGCTGGATGCCCCTGGCCAGGATGGTGCTGGGCTGGACCTAGACGGCAGCCCACAGGCCCTGGACCAGGATGCCAGAAATGCCCTGGGCCAAGCGTTGAATGAATTGAAAGGGGTCCTGGACCCCACACCTAGAAAGGAAAACTGAACCATGTCTGAACAAGACATCACCATGGCTGAATTGCTGCAAGGCATTCAGGAATTGACCACCACAGTGAAAGAACACAACAGCGCCGGCGACCGGGCCACCCTGGACTGGCCCACTATCGTGGACACCTTTGGGGACCAGATCAAGGCCCTGGTGGATGCCCAGGTCAAGGAACAGCTGAACAGTCAGCCTGTGCGCGGCACGCCCATTGGGGCCTACAGTGTAGACAGCCCAGAATCAGTCAGGCTGCTGGCTGACAACAGGTATAGACATCTGGTCCAGAACATGACTAAGGATGGCTATGCCTGGTATGGCGGCCAAAAGGTCAAGCCAGTGGACTTTCATCTGGCAGCTGTCATGCTGCAAGCCCAGCACACCATCAAGGAACAGAAAGGGCACATGCCTGGGGATGACAAGGTCCGGCTGCCCAGCCAGGACATGGGCAATGTCATCAAGCTGCTGACTGCCACCGGAACTGGGGCTGGGGATGAATGGGTCCCCACTGACCTGGCTGCCCAGCTATGGGAGGACTTTTTCCCCCCCAGCCTGGTGGCTGGGGCCATCCCAGTCATCCCCATGCCCACTGACCCTTTCAACGTTCCATTGGGTCTGACCACTGTCACTTTCAGAAAGGGTTCCGCTGGGGTTCCTGTCACGGCTGAGGACCCCACCACAGCCCAGTCAGTGATGACATCCACTGAACAAGTGGCAGAACAAAACTGGGACTATGCCCTGGAAGAAGATGCGGCCTTTGCTATGGCCCCCACCTTGCGGGCGACCCTGGCCAGGGAGGGCGCTGAACAGATTGATGCTTTCACCATCAATGCTGACAGCACAGCCACTGCCACTGGGAACATCAACAGTGACGATGCTGCCCCGGCCAGTGACAGCTACTACTTGACCAATGGCCAGGCAGGGCTGCGGCGGCAGTGGATTGCTGAGAACACCAGCCAGACCTATGATGCCAGTGGCGGGGCAGTGTCTGACACCATGATCCGGGCGGCCCTGGTCAAGATGGGCAAGTATGCTGTCAGGCCAGACCGGGTGGCCATGGTCTGTGACATTTCCACCTATCTGTCAGGGCTGCTGAACCTTGACCACACCTTGACCCTGGACAAGTTTGGGTCCAATGCTGTGGTCCTGACTGGGCAGCTGGCTGCCTATCGGGGCATCCCGATTCTGCCCAGTGTCAGCCATCCCCTGGGCGAGTCTGACGGCAAGGTCAGCGCCACTGCTGCCAGCAACACCTTGGGCAGCCTGACCCTGTTCAACAGGGACAAGTGGTTCCTTGGGTTCCGCCGGTCTGTGACTGTGGAAGTGGACAGGGACATCAGTCGGCGCGTGTATATGATGGTCACCAGTTTCAGACAGGCTGTGGCTGCCCATGGGACCAGGTCCACAAACACCCACACAGCAGGCATCCTGAACATCTTGATCTAGACCTCGGCTGACCATCGGCGATCATCAGGGCCAGGCCAGTCCTGGCCCAAAGGAGAAAGACAAGCATGAACCAACCAAAACAGACCCTGGCCAAGGCCCTGGTCCTGGCAGCCCTGCTGCTGGTGGCTGTGGCTGGCTGTTCCCCCAGGGAAAACATCTGTTTCAACTGTCGCGGGGATTCCTATGTCAGGGCTGGTGGGGACATCAGGTTCTATTCTGACGAAATGTCCACAGAAACCATCAGACTGGATGGGGCTGCTGGTGGGGGCCTGACCCTATACAATGGGGACCTGGGCATGACCAGCGGTGATGCCACCCTGACTGCTGGGAATCTGACCCTGACCCTGGGTGACCTGACCATGACGTCCGGCGACCTGACCATGGCTGATGGTGACCTGACTGTAGCCGATGACCTGACCTTTGCTGCCCAGACCAGCATCACAGTGACCAATGGGGCAGCATTCACAGTGACTGGGTCCTATCAGCCCATTTCAGCGGCCGGCGAGGTCACGCCCACCATCACAGCTGGGGCCACAGCTGGGGACCTGGTGGTCCTGGTGAACACATCAGCCCAGACCATCAATCTGGCTGACAGTGGGACCCTGATGCTGACAGCAGCGGCAGCCCTTGGCCAGTATGACACCTTGACCCTGATGTCTGATGGGACCAACTGGCTTGAGCTCAGCAGGGCTGATAACTGATGCCCAGCCAGCTGGACCCCAAGGGGCCTGCTGCAAAGTGGGCGGCCAGGGTGGCCCTGGGCCTTTTGATCTTGGCCCTGGTCTTGACACTGGCCTTGCCCAGGCTGCTGGCCAAGTCTGGCCACTATGTCTTTCTGCCTGTCCTGGAAAAGAACCCAGGCTGGCAGCTGATAGCAGTGACCCCGCCTTGGCCACCTTGTCCCCCACCAGGCCCATGCTGGCCTGCTGAGAAAGGGACCCCATGAACGTTCGGCGGCCATCAATCAAGGCCCTGGCTGCCCTGCTGTGGGCTGCCCTGCTGCTGGCTGTGCTGGCAGTGGGCTGCCTGGCTGGTGACCAGGACCAGGCCATCCAGGCCCAGGCCGATGACCCCAGGGTGGAATGGACCACCCTGGTGATAGGGTCAGACCCTGCCCTGGGTGACATCACCATGATCATTCTGACCAGTGGCCAGCCAGTGACCCTGACAGGCAATGCCCAGGCCCATCTGATGGCTGTGGGCGGCCTGGCCCCTGGTGACAGTGAAACCATCCAAGTGGGTGAAAGGGACCTGTCATTCACCCTGTCAAACAACAACACAGCCCCCTAGTGGGCAAAGAAAGGAATCAGCATGCCTGCTGAAATGCGGTCAGACAAAAGCAATATCGTATCATTCAGGTTTTACCTGGCAGACCTGGCAGCCAGCCAGTCTGGTGTGGTCCTGTCCCCCCCTGGGGAGGCCACTGCCACTGACTTGGGACAGCATCCCATCCCCTGGCCTGGGTCCATTGTCGGCATTGGGGTCAGCTGTGAGGCTGCGCGCACGGGTGGGACTGCCACTTTTGCCCCCACCATCAATGGGACTGCCATCAGCACCACAGCGGTCATCAATGCCACTGACACCCAGTATGCCACCAACACAGCGCGCCGGGGACAGCATCCTGTCACAGCAGCACAGCGGATCGGCTGCAAGGTCACCACAGATGCCAGCTGGGCAGCAGGGACCACGCCCAGTGTCCTGGTGACCGTCTATGTGGACATCAATCAAGGCTGATGGCCACCCTTGTCCAGGTCAGATGCCTGGCTGACTATCAGGGCCAAGTCTTTCAATGTGGCCAGGGGGATGTCCTTGAAATGTCCCTGGCTACCTTTCAGGCCCTAGACCAGAAAGCCCCTGGCCACTTTGAACTGGTGGCCCAGGGGTCTGTCCAGACCAGGGCCTTTGATGGCCCCCCTAGAAACACAGCCATGGCATCTGGCCAAACAACAAAGAAAGGAATCTGAATCATGGCCTACACAGGCAATGTGGGAATCGCCGGGGACCTGGGGATCAAGGTCCATCATGCCCCCAAGGTGGTCCCCTGGAAATACAAGCTGAAAAATCAGGCCCGCCCGGCTTTCATCCTGGGCTGGGCACAGCGCCAGCTGGCCCTGTGGACTGCCAAGCTGACCAGGCTGCCAGTGATGCTGGGGTCTGTCAGGGCTGTCCTGGTCAAGTCTGGTGGCCAGCGGCTGGACCTTGGGGTCCTGGGCTATCGTGTGGTTACCACAGCCTTTGTCAATTTCATGGTTGACCAGCTGCAAACGGAAACCAGCACATGGGGCGATTTCAAGTATCATGACAGTGGTACAGGGACCACAGCAGAGGCTGTGGGGGACACTGACATTGAAACAGGGGATGGCCTGGCCAGGGCCACTGGGACCCAGACTGAGGGGGCCAGCGCGAACATCTATCGCTCAGTGGGGACCCTGTCCTATACTGGTTCAGCAGCCATCACAGAACATGGCCTGTTGAATGCCAGCACCAGCGGCACACTGCTGGACAGGACTGTCTTTTCAGCAATCAATGTGTCCAATGGGGACAGCATTGAATTCACCTATGAACTGACTGTGACAGCAGGGTCCTGATGTCTTTGACTGGGTCAGCCACTAGCCGAATAAAAGACAGGGTGGCCCTGCTGCTGACAGTCAAAGGCAGCAGGGCTGAAATTGCCTTGTCCCACAGGGAGGCTGAAAAGCTAACAGCTGACCGGGATGCTGTTGCTGCCTTGCAAGCCAGGGCAGCAGCAGCAGGCATCAAGCTGCCTGACTTTGCTGTCCACTTGAACAGGGACAAGTCATGGGCCATCAGGGTGGGGCCATTGCCTGTGCCCAGGGACTTTGTCTGGCCAGAGGACGAGGAACATGAACCTGAAATCCCAGACATCAAGCCCCCTGACCCTGGGGCCATCAGACCTGGTTCTGGGAAAAGGAAATAACCCTTGGGCCTAGTATGTGAAATAAACTGTGAAAGCAGTCTGACTGGGTCTGATGGCTTTGACAGCACAGTAACAGATGGGGGGCGGCTGTCCTGGTCCAGTTCAGCTGGCCTGGGCGGGTCATCTGGTGGGGTTTCTGTTCAGGCTGATGACACTGTCACCATCTATGGCCGCAAAAACTGGACCCAGATCACCAGTGATGAATACAGATTCAGATTCTACTTTGACCCTAACGGTTATGCTGAGTATGGAATAGGCCAGATTCTGACCATCTTTGACAATAACAGCGGCAGGCTGCAAGTATCCTATACCAGCAGCAGTGGCCCTGACCACAGTGTCAGGGTCCGCTATATGGATGACAGCATGGGCTGGACCTATCTGGGCAGCAGTGTCAGCATCAGTGATGCTGAACATTACATTGAAATCCATGTGGAATATGCCAGCGGGGCATCTGCCAATGATGGCCAGATCACCTATTATATAGATGGTGTCCAGCAGCAGCAAGTGTCAAACATTGATCTATACAATCTCAGCAAGCCATCCAGTGTCAGGATGGGTGTCCCTTACACAGGGAATGACTGGAATTCCACATTTTATCTTGACGAGTTCATTTTTCGGGACGACGGCACAGAAATTGGCGAGAGTTCCCAGGAATTTGACCAGTCAGCTGCTGGCAGCATCAGCCCATCAGGGGGCCTGGCCAGGGAAATTGGCCTTGGGGGGCAGGCAGGAACCTTGGCCCCAGCAGGCCAGCTGTCCTATGCTTTGCAAGCCAGACGCACAGTGGCAGGCATCCTGGCCCCAGCAGGCCAGCTGGTCAGGCTGACTGATAAACAGACCCAGGGGACCCTGGTCCCAGCAGGCAGCCTGGCAAGAGGCACAGCCAAGACAGCTGGTGGGGTCCTGGTTCCTGCTGGTGTTCTGGCCAGGCTGCCAGGCAAGCTGGCCCAGGGCACAGTGTCCCCATCAGGGGCAGCCACCAGGTCAGTGTCAGTGACCAGGTCAGGGGCATTGGCCCCAGCTGGTGACCTGGTCAGGCAGGCAGGGAAAGCCCTGGCTGGCCTGCTGGCCCCAAGTGGCACATCAGCCAGGCTGCCCAGGAAATCCACAGCTGGCACAGTCTCAGCTGCTGGGGCTGTGACCCGCCGATCGTCGACGCACAGCCCAGCAGGAACCTTGGGCCTGGCTGGGGCAATGACCAGGACCACCAGGCTGACTGGCCTGGCTGGGGACCTGGCCCTGGCTGGCAGCATTGCCCTGGTGGTCAGGGTGGTCCTGACTGGGCAGCTGTCTGCCAGCGGAGCAGTGGCCACAGTGACTGCCTGGACCCTTGCCCTGGCTGGGGTTCTGGGGCTGACTGGGGCAGCAGCCAAGCTGGTCAGCTTGTCAGGATTGTCTGGCAGCCTGGCCCCAGCTGGGGGCTTGACCACATTCAAAAAAATCATCCAGCTGGCCACTGGTGGCCTGGGCCTGGCAGGGTCCATCACCAGGCAGACATCCACCTCCACAGATGGCAGCCTGGCCATGGCTGGGCAGCTGACCAGGCTGACCCAGCTGGCCAGTCTGTCAGGGACCCTGGTCTTGGCTGGTGTGGCCACAGGCATCAGGCTATACTTTGCACAGCTGACAGGGGTCCTGTCCCCAGCAGGCAGCCTGGCCAGGCACACATCCACCAGCACAGCAGGCAGCCTGGCCCCATCAGGAATAATGACCAGGCTGGTGGTCCTGGTGGCCTTTGCTGGGGACCTGGGTCTGGCTGGGTCTGTCTCGAGGGCTGCCCGGCTGACCCTGGCAGGAACAGTGGCCATGGCAGGCAGCCTGGCCAGGGCTGTCAGCATCAGCCTGGGTGGGGTCCTTGTCTCAGCAGGCCAGCTGACCAGAATCACCAGGCTGGTCCTGGCTGGCAGCCTGTCCCCAGCTGGGGGCCTGTTCAGGTTCATTGCCCTGGTGGCATTCACAGGGGACCTGGTCCCAGCAGGCCAGCTGACCAGGTCCACCAGGACAGCAGCAGCCGGCGAGCTCGGCCCAGCAGGCCAGCTGGCCAGGTCCACAGGCAAGGCCCTGGCAGGGTCCTTGGGCCTGGCTGGCCTGGGGGATGGCAGAAAACTGGGCATCCCTGTCCTGGTCACAGGGACCCTGGTCTTGGCTGGCACAGTGGCCAAGAAAGCCCAGCTGGACCTGGCTGGCAGCCTGCTGCTGGCTGGTGGCCTGGCCAGATTCATTCAGCTGGTTCTGTCCAGGGCCTTGGGCTTGGCAGGAACCCTGGTTCCCTTGCGATGGGAACAGGCAGGGCCAGTCATCCGGGCGGCTGTTCAAGGAATCAGGTTAAGGGCTGGCAGGGTCCTGGCCCCACCCACCATCAGGGGGGCAAGGACTGGGGACCCTGACATCAAGGGGACAGATGAAACATGATCCGACTAGAAATCACAGCGGCTGACATTGACAATCTGATTGCCCAGGGTTACACATTGATCCGAGTGTTCACAGACACTGCCCAGGATGGGGATTTCACCACACTGGATGGGACTGTCACACTGGTGGCCCAGACGTCCGGTTATAGCTATGTGGACCCAGATGGGGACAGTGATACCTGGTATAAAGTGGCCTACTGGGGCAGCAGCCCAGGGCAGTCTGACAAGTCTGATGCCCAGCAGGGTGGCACAATTGATGCCTATTGTACTGCCTTTGATGTGCGCCAGGAACTGTCCACTGGGTCTGGGTCATCGGCGATCAGCCCCAAGTGGGACCAGGTCCTGTGGTCCTGTGCTGTGGCAGTGTCCAGGCTGGTGGATCAATACAAGGGTCTTGAACCTGGGGCCTACATGGCCAGCGGGTCATCAGCCAGAACCATTGATGGAAATGGCAGGGCAAGCCTGTGGCTGCCTTGGCCAGCAGTCAGCATTTCCCTGGTAGAGGTCGAGGAAACAGACGGGACATATACCAGCTGGGCATCCACTGACTGGGTCAGGTATCCAAGGAATGCCCTGACCAATGACCCCATCAGGCGGCTGGATGTGAACAACAAAAGCCCAGGCACAAAGCAGACCTGGACCAAAGGCATGGACAGGGTCAGGGTCACAGGGGTCTGGGGAGTGTCCACCAGTCCCCCTGACTTGATTGTCAGGGCGACCATGACCCAAGTGGCCCAGTGGTATAATCTGGTCAAGTCTGGCTGGTCTACTATTTCAGGGACCCCAGAACTGGGGACAGTGGAATTGCCCAGAAAACTGGACCCAATGGTCAAGGAACTGGTCCGGCGTGCCCCACCCAGAATGGCCAGGCTGTGATGGCCAGAAACACGCTTGTCAGGAGCGATTCTGAGCAGGGAATGATCCAAACTTGGCAGGAAATCTGCCACACTTTTGCCCAGGGGGCTTTCTGACAGATGTCCCAAACTGCCACATACAAGATAGATGACAGCCAAGTCAGGGCCTGGTCAAAGGTCCTGGCCATGTATCCTGAACTGGCTGAACCCATCGTGGTCACAGCCATGAAAAAATCCATCTATGCTGTGGTGGCTGAAATCAAGCCCAGGACCCCAGTCAATGAGGGTGACTTGCTGGGGTCCATAGCAGGCAGGGTGGAAACCCTGGGGACCATTGGCCAGATAGGTGGGGAAATCAGGGGGATTGCTGAATCTAACCTGGACTATGCTTTCCCTGTTGAAATCGGCAGGCAGCCTGGGACCTGGGTCCCCATTGAACCCCTGAAAAGATGGGCCAGGCTGGTCCTGGGTGACGAGGGGGCGGCCTATGCTGTCAGGGCCAAGATATACAGCAAAGGCATCAAAGGGCGATTCATGTTTGCCAGGGGATGGATGGAAGCAAGGCCCCTGGTCAAAGGGTTCTTTTTAGATGCCCAAGAGGAAATCATTGATGCTGTGGCCAGCAGGGCCAGAAAAGGCAGATAGATGGCAGACCTTTCACCACATTCACCAGATGAATTGGACCTATACATCACAGCCCTGACAGCTGGGCTGGCCACTATGACTGGCATCAATCAAGCCCCAGAACATCCACCAGACAGCTTGGAGGACTGCCCCATGGTGGTCTGTCACATTGTAGAAACAGACACCACAAGATCACCCACCATCACATGCTTGATCTATGGTGATGTGTTGCTGGACAGGAACAGCCTGCCAGTGGTCGAGGCAGCAGCCAGACCTTACATTCTACTAGGGACAGAATACTTTCTGGGGCATGTCACCCAAGATGGGACCTGTGCCCAGCAGGACCTTTTTCACATTGATGGCCCAGGACCTATCACTTGGGCTGGAAAGGATCATTTCGGTGTCAGATACCACATCAAAACCAAATTCCATGTCAACCGGCTTTCAATCTCTCCCTGATGGCCAGGTCTGGGCCAGGTACATTGGCACAGCTGCCCATGCTGCTGTGCCTGGTGTCCCTGCCAGGGACCTGACCCCAGACGAGGTGGTCAAGTATGGGGGCCAGGCTGTCCTGGTCCAAGGCAAGTGCTGGGAATTCCTGCCCATGGATGACCCAGCCCCAGACCCAGAAAAGGAGCAATAGCCATGGGCACAACAAAACTGAAAGAATTCCAGTGGGGTTATGAAAACACGCCAGGCACAGCTGTGGCAGCCACCACAAAGGGCCTGACCTTGATCACTCCCCCTGGACAAGATCGGGAGGTTCACATCCCCCAAGGGGAAATTGGGGTCAGGGCTGACCTTTTGCTGGATGCTGCTGTTGTCCGGCGAGTGGGGGCAGTGGGCCTGACCATGGCTGCCAGGGATGGGGCCTATTTCCAGCTGTTCCCCCATCTGTTCAGCATGGGGCTGGTCAAGGAAACACCATCAGCTGGGGGCGATGGGGATTATACCTATTCCTTTCCTGCCCCTATGACATCGGCTGTGAATGTGGACACAGCCACCCTGGAAGTGATTGACGATTCTGGGGCTGTTGAAATCCCCTATAGCTTTGTCAAGGCCATCAGCATCAGTGGGGACTGTGACGATGGGACTTTTGATGTGTCAGCTGACATGGTCGGCCAAAAGGTCCATCCTACCACAAAGACCAGCGGCCTGTCCATGGGCAATGTGGACATGTGTGTTGCCAAGCTGACCCAGGTCTATGTGGATGGGACCTGGGCTGGGCTGGGGACCACTGAATTGGCCAATGCCCTTGTCGCCTTTGAAATAAACTTTGAAACAGGGCTGCATGCAAAGTGGCTGGGGTCTGACCAGATGGAATATGACAACCATGGCCAGGGGGCCATCAGGGGGACTGCCCAGCTGACCTTTGAAAGGACAGCAGCTGTTCTGGCTGAAATGGCCTATTATCGGCCAGCCAGTGGGCATGACCTGACAAAACGGTTTCTGAGATTCAAGACCACAGGCCCCTTGATCGGCGGGTCTGTCTATCACACCTTGACCCTGGACTTTGCTGGCCTATGGACAGACTGGCAGACCATTGGGTCTGAAAAAGAGGGCAATAACCTGGACATAGCCACCATGACTTTCGGCTATGACCAGACTGGGGCACAGGTCCTGGCTGCTGAGGTGGTCACAGACTTGTCATCTATCTATTCCTAGACAGAAAGGGGACAAACAACACATGGCAGATGAACCAGGCAAGGGCTTGGACAAAAGCAAGGCCCTGGGCAGAATTCAGGCAGTCCAGGCAGTGGGCACAGTCAGGGAATTCAAGGTCCTGGACCTGGGTGACCTGAATGAACTGTATAGGGGGGTCACATTCCAGGTCTGGGTCACACCCACCAGGGAACACAAAGAGGAAATAGACAACATCACCCAATTCCTTTTTGATTCCAGGTCCAGGGTCAAGCGCGAAATGGACAAGATCAAGGACCCTGCTGAAAGGGCTGAATGTGAAAAGGTCCTGACAGCCCAGACCCACAGGGAATGGGTGGCCAGGATGAAAGCCTGGCTGTCAGAAACCTGGCTGGACTGGGAACCAGACGAGGTGGACCAGCTGCATGCTGCCCTGTCTGACAGGAATCCCATGGCCTGGGACTGGCTAGTTGAACAGACAGGGATTCTGATGGGGGACTATCGGAGCGAATACCTAAAAAACTGACCAGGCGGCTGTCCAGCTATCTGATGGGCCACACGGACAGCCCGCCTGATGACTGGGCCAGGTTCAAGCTGGCCCAGTTTTTGAATGCTGCCATGGGAACCACCCACATCACACCATGGAACCTTGGCGACATTCCAGAGCATTGGATTGCTTTGATTGTCTATGGAAATCAGATTCAATGCCAGCTGGCAGAAAAGGGCCTGCTGAAAGAACAGAAAGAGGCTGCCAAGCTGAAATCAGGGGGGGATTGAAAGGGCTGCTGAATGAGCGCCACTGAAAGACTTAGGATCATCCTGTCCACAGAGAAACAGGGCCAGGGTGACAAACAAACATCAAAAGGGCTGGAATCCATCACAAAGGCTGCCAAGTTTGTGGCTGGGGCCTTTGCTGCCATCAAGTCTGCTGAGGTTATAGTAGACTTTGCGAAGGTGGGGGCTGAGGCTCGGCGCCAGGCAGGCAGCCTGGACAACCTGGCTGAATCCGTTGGGACATCTGGGGAAGAAATCATAGCAGCCATGCAAGAGGCATCAGACCTGACTGTTGACAGGATGTCTGCCATGTCTGCTGCCAACAAAGCCTTGGTCATGGATGTGGCCAAGACCCCTGATGAATTCGCCAAGATGACCAAAGTGGCCACAGCCTTGGGCAGGGCCATGGGCCAGGATGCTGCCAAGTCAATTGATGATTTCACCACAGCTGCTGCGCGCCAGTCCATGCAGATAGCTGATAACCTCGGTCTGACTGTCTCAGCCACCAGGGCGAATGCCCTTTTTGCTGCCAAGCTGGGCAAGACAGCTGATGCCCTGACTGATGCTGAGAAAAAACAGGCATTCCTGAACCTGATGCTGGTCGAGGGTGAAAAGAAAATGGCTGCCCTGGGGGATGAAATTGATGAAATGGCTAAGATTGAAATGCTGACTGCTGCTGTGGCAGATGCAAAAACAGGCTTTGCTGAACTGTTTGTGGAAATGCTGGGCGGGGTCAGTGGGGTCAAAGAACTGTCAAGGCGGATTCGTGCCTTGCCTGAAACATTCAAGCAAGTGGTCACGATCGGCGCGGCTGCCAGTGCTGCCTTGCAAGTATTTCAAAAGGCCAGCAAGGGGCAGATTCCCATCAGCCAGGCCCTGGAAAAGGCCCAGTATGCTTTCAATAACACCATGCTGAAAGGGGTCGGCATACTCGAGGAACACAGGGCAGGGACTGAACAGCTGCATTATGCCCACTTGGCTGGCCTGCCCACTTATGAAAAAGAACAGGCCATGCTGGAAACCCTGAACACCATCAGGGCACAGAGCGCCACAGGGATGACCCACTATACTGACGCCCTGGGGAATATCACAGCATCAGTGGGCATGTCAGCCGATTCACATAATCAATACCAGGCAGCCCTGGCAGCAGCTGAACAGGGCGAGGCTGCAAGGGCAGCATCCACCCTGGCCCTGGCAGCAGCCCAAGTGGAAGCAGACGCGGCCACCCAGAAAGCCATCAGCAGCCAGCTTGAACTGGCAGCCAGCCTGAAAGGGGCCAATGAGGCCCAGATAGCACAGGCAGCCATCCAGCAGCTGGGGGCTGCCTTGGCTGATGGTGACATAACAGCTGAACAGTACAACACAGCTGTCAGGGATGTCCAACTGGCCTTTGGGCTGGCTGACGAGGCCAGCATGAACCTGGCCACAAACATGATGAACCTGACCACAGGCATGTCAGATGGGACTGTTGAGGCTGGGAACTATGCCACCCAGCTTGGGGTCCTGGTGGAACAGCATGCTGCTGAGAGTTTACAGCTTGAAACCTATGGTGAATTGCTGGACACTGCCACCCAGAAAGCTATGAACCAGACCACAGAACTGGGCAGCCTGTCTGGGGCAGCATCTGACACAGCTGGCCAAGTGGATGGCCTGAAAGCCTCATTGGATGCCCTGCCCACTAGCAAAACGATCACCATCAATTACAAGACCACAGGCAGCCCATCTGGTGGGGGCGGCAATGTGCCCCAGTATGCTGGGGGGACCACCTATCACCCAGGGGGCATGGCCTGGGTGGGGGAATTCGGGGCTGAACTGGTGGAACTCCCAAGGGGGGCCAAGGTCTATACAGCAGGCCAGTCCAGGGGGATGGCTGCTGGTGGGGCCACCATCACCATAGTGAATCATAACCACATCCAGAACCCAGACCCAGTGGCCACTGTCAGGGAAATTGAAAATTACATGCGCCTTAAGGGTCAGGTCAAGGACTGGGTTCTTTCATAAAGGGGCTTGAATGGGTGTTCTAAAGATTGAAACCAATTATGGTGGGCCTGCCTGGTCAGACCTGACAGACCAGTGTCCCTGGCTGGGCTATCCTTTGCTGGGCTTGCCGATCGCGCAGACTGAAAGGGTGGCTGGCAATGGCCTGGCCATAGCACGTTTTGGCCTGGTGGAACCTGGCAGCAGGCTGCCTGCCCCAGGGGAGGAAATCAGGATCACAGATGCCACCACAGGCATGGGGTTCTTTGCTGGCATAGTGACCCAGCGGGAAAGGGTCAGGCTGGGGCCTAACACAGGGGCCAGGTATAGCTGTCAGGATTATAATGTCCTGTTGGACAGGACTGTCATTGATGACTATACCATTGATGCTGGGGACACTGACAGCACAGAGATTCAGACCCTGCTGTCCACCTATCTGCCAGGCGTGGCTGTTGGCTACATCATGACCTTGAATGCCAGTTTGGAGGAAATCCACATCCAGGGCACATTCAGGCAAGCCCTGGAAGCAATAGCCGCCCAGGCTGGTGGGGCCTATTTCTATGTCAGCCAGGGCAAGTCTTTATACTATGTGGATGACCCCAGCAGCATCCCTGGAATGACAGGGGCCTGGAATCTTACAGATGACATCCAGGATGCCTTTGACATGCCCTATGGTCAATACTATGAAAGGGAGGATGAAAGCCAAAAGATTGACCAGGTCTATGTGGTCGGGGATGGTGTAGAGGGCTGGTATCCTGACCCGCCTACTGGTGAATACCAGGCCATAGTCCATGACACCAATGTGACCACCCAGGATGGCATTGATGCTGTAGGGGCTGCCTTGATTGATGCCTATGGGGATGGGATCACAGAAAGGCGGCTGGTCTGCTGGGATGACCCTGCCTGGGAATATAAATATTTGAGTCTGACCCATTCTCATTGGGTCCCTGGTGGGGAATTTCTCTGGGTCAGACGCGCAGTGATGCGGCCAAGAAATGACACTGGGTCTGAAAGAGAATATGAAATTGAACTGGGCCACCAGACTGTGGACAGGAACAACCTGGGCGGGGGGAACTCTAACAGCCCGGCAAGGGGTCCCATCTTTGGGGCTGATGAAACAGAACCCATCACACCAGATGACCCCACTGAACCAGGGGTCAGCCGTTTTGCTGCCAGGGCAGACCACCAGCATGGCTTTGCTATAGGAATCCCTGGCCCAATTGGGACGTCCGATCAGGCTGGTGTGGCAGACACTATGAACAGGTCAGACCACATTCATTCACACCCAGCTGGCCTGGGGGCAAACTTGCATCATAATCAGGTTCATGTCTTGGCCACCAATTCTGCCTTGGGACCTGACCACACCATCAGTGGGGCCACAGCAGGCCATGTGCTGAGAGCCACCAGCGCGACTGCTGCCAGGTTCATGGCCATCCAGGCCAGTGATGTGCCCAGCTTGGGGGGAACCCCAGCCCTGACATTCAGCACATCCAATGCTGGTGGCTCGGCGGCCACCTATGTCAGGACTGATGCCCAGATTCATCTTTTCAACACAAGTGACCCAGACATCTTGACCCCAGACCAGACTGGTGACCCAGGGACAGCTGTCAGGGCATCCAGGCATGACCATCAGCATGCCATCAGCTGTGCTGCCCCCACAGGGTCCCTGACAGAATCATCCACGAATACAGAGGGCAACGCCACAACCTTTGCAAGGTCCAACCACACCCATGCCCTGGACCTGTCTGCCAGCTATGCCCCCATCAATGCCCCATTCTTGACTGTGGGTGGGGTTTCAGGTCTGTCAGCTGAAAGATATATCAGCATGGGGAATGGCCTAGATTCCAGTGATGGTGGGGCCAATGGGGCATATACTGTCTGGCTGGGGACCCCATCCACTTTGAATGTGACGTCCACCAATGGGACCACAGCCACCAGCCACACCCACCAGGTCACATCTAGCAATAACCCTGGGGCAGGCCAGTCCATTCTGGCCACTGACACCAATGGCCAGGTCCAGATAAGACGGCTCGGCATTGGGACCACATCAAGTCAGGACAACAGCATTGAAATGGTTGACGATGCCTGGATCGGCCTGGCCTACAATGGCCCCAGGTTCAGATTCCAGGACACAGGAACTGACAGAATCGAGGTCATGGACACTGACCTTGATTTCACCACATCTGGCAAGGGGTTCATCCACACTGATGGGAACACAGCTGGCTGGGGATTCTTTGGGAATGGGACCAGGTTCTTGCCCAGGGCCATTCAGGCCAGTGATCTCCCCAGCCTGGGGGGAACCCCAGCCCTGTCCTTTTCCACCTCCAATGCTGCTGGGTCTGCCAGCACCTATGTCAGGACTGATGCCACCATTGCCCTTTTTGATGGGAATGTCCCAGACGTTTTGACCCCAGACCAGTCAGGGAACACAGGGTCAGCATCAGTGGCAGCCAGACGCGATCATGTCCACAGCATTGCCACTGCTGCCCCCAGTTCTAACCTTTCATTCAGTTCAGGCAATTCAGAGGGGTCAGGGGCCTATTTCGCCAGGGCTGACCACAGCCATGCCATCACCACAAGCAATAATCCAGGGACCACATCAGCCATCTTGGCCAGCAATTCAGGGGGCGGCCTGGCTTTGTCTGGGACATTACAGATAGCAGAATATGTGGCCCATCTGGGGGACATTGACACTTATGTCAGATTCAGGGATGACAGGCTAACCCTTGCGGCTGGGGCTGTCAACATGGTTGACTGTGTCGAGGCTGCCACCAATTATGTGGCCCTGGGGGCACAGCTGAGAATGGGCGGGCGGGCCATCTTTCTGGATGCTGACAATGACACCTATCTATACACCATGGGTGTGGATGACCAGCTAGGGCTTTATGTGGGGGGCAGTCTCACATACAATTTCACAGCATCAGCCTTGGAAATTGGCCAGGCAGGGTCCACCATCCTTGAAATCAGGACCAGTGGAAATGTGGCTGGGGCAGAATCTGACATCTGGGGCCATGAACAGCTGGGGCTGTCAGCTGACAGGAATGTGGGCATATTCATTGACTGTGATGACAGCACAGGGACCAATAACTTTTTTGCAGTCCTGAAAGATGACGATGATTTCACCTTGGCCACAGAAGTTTTCAGAATCCAGGAGGATGGCAGAATGGGCATAGGGACCAACAGCCCTGGGGCCATTGGCCACTTTGTCCAGGATGACACTGGTGGCAATATCCCAGTCTTAAGGCTGGACCAGGATGACAATGACAGGGATTTCATCAGTCTTGTGGGCACAGGGGCTGATGGGAATAAGACCAGATGTCTGGTTTCTGAGGATGACAGCGGGGTCAGCGGAATGGTCACCAAAGGTTATTTCAAGGTCTACATTCAAGACGATGGGAACAGGATCACAGATGGCTATTATCATGTGGCCTTTGGAACCTTGAATTGATGCCTTGACTGCCAGCTTGTCTGCTGGTATCATATAATCAGCCAGGTCCTGGGGGGACCAGGGCCACACCACAGGAAAGGGGACCACATTGACAGACCAGGGCAAGGAACAGGACCAGGGGGCATCCTCGGAACAGCCCCCAGAGGGTGAAACATTGAATGGGCTGCCAGTCATTGACATGACCAGGGGGAATCAGATCATAACCATCAGCCTGGCCTATTCCCCAGGGCAGCAGCAGCCCAGGATTTCTTTTGATTTCTCAGCTGGTGTGACACCAGAACTGGGCATGTCAGCCTGTGAGGCTGTCAGAACTGAATTTCTTATGATGACCCCAGGGATGAAAGCCAGGATGAAACAGATGGCAGCCCAGCAGGCAGCAGCGGCCGGCGACGAACAGCCAGAACAGGGGGACCAGTGACAAACATTCTGGACCATGACTGGCCCATCTTGGGCATCCATGGTGAACACAGCCTGACTGTGGGGGGCCTTTGTGTGACCACCCATGAACTGGGGGCAGACCCAGGCCACCAGCATGGCCATAACTATCTGGGGATTGCCACAGCAGGCCAGCTGGCAGTGGCCAGGCTGAATCATGGTTACGGTTCACAGGGGACCATCCCATCCCCTGACAAGTATGGCCCATTCAGCATCAGGGTGGGCAATTGGGTCAGAAACAGTTCTGAGGGCTGCCACATCTGGGCCATTGGGAATGAAATGAACCATGGCCAGGAAAAGCCAGGCAATGTGGATGGCAAGGATGGCCAGGACATCATGCCCTGGGACTATGCCAGATGTTATGGGCTGTGCAAGGACCAGATCAAAAGCCAGCCTGGCCACCAGGATGACATAGTCCTGATGGGGGCTGTGGCCCCCTGGAATAACCAGACCAGCTATGGTGCTGACAATCCCCTGGGGGAACCCAATGCCCTTGGGGACTGGCTGGTCTACTATCGCCACATCCAGCTGGCCTGCCAGATGCTGGGCATCACCATTGATGGCTTTGACTGGCATGCCTATGCCAGGGGGCAGACCCCAGATCACATCACAGACCCAGTCCAGATGTCTGTCCCATTCAAGGACCATTTCTGGGGCTTTCAGGTCTTTCGGAACTGGGCAGACTGGACCCTGGCTGAGAACTATGGCAAGCCAGCAATCATCACAGAGTTCAACGCCTATGATCCATGGCTGAATGTCAGGGCTGGTTTCATCCCTGCTGCCAGTTCTGAAATCAATGCCTGGAATCAAGACCATCCAGAATTTCCCATCAGGGGCCTGGCCTGCTACAGATGGAAAGGGGACCAGTGGGCCTTTCAAGACAAGCCCCTGGTCATAGCAGACTGGATGGATGCCTGGCAGCTGGGCCACACATCTGGCCCATCGTCGACGCAAAAGCCCCCAGACCCCACCATAATGGACCAGCTGCAAGCTATCATCAGGGATGAACTGGCCCAGGCCAGGCCCCAGCTGACCTGGCCAGACTAGGGTGGCCATTGCCACCAGAAAGGACCCACATGTCACAGAATTTGATCCAGAATCCCAACCTTGATGGCCCCTATTCCCAGGCCAGTTTCCCAGAGGGGATTCTGTCCCAGCATTGGCAGCCTGTCTGGAAAGAAAGGTCCAGTGTCCCCCAGGAACAGCACCAGGGACCCACAGCCAGGCCAGAATACAAGGAACTGGTGGGGGCACAGTTTCCCTATAGGGTCCAGAATGGGACGTCCAGCCAGTGTTTCTTTGTGTTCCACAGGACCATGGACGCTGGGGTCATGCAAGTGGTCCAGCAGGGCATCCAGCCTGGCCAGTTCTATCAGCTGTCCATGAATGTCCAGGCATGGTGTTCCAACAGGGATGACCCCAGGGTCAGTGAGCGTGAAATGTATATCAGCCTGGGCCTGAACCCCTGGGGACAGGCTGACCTGGTGGGGGACCGGGGGGCTGGCCAGTGGACCCCTGGCACAGTCTGGACCCCTTGGGCCTATGTGGGGGCTGAATTCCAGGTCCTGGAAACCCCACCCATCATGGCCATGGCTGACAGCCTGGTGGTCTGTCTGCGGGGATGGAATAAATGGAAATCCAAGCATGCTGATGTCATCCTGGACCATGCCAGCCTGGTCCATGTGGCCATCGGCGATCAGGACCCACCGATCGATCCACCAGGCCCTGTGGATGGCTGCAAGCTGGACATGGCTGCATTCAGGGCAATGTTCAGACAGGAACTGGAAAGGGCCAGACCTGAACTGACCTGGCCAGACTAGCCACTATCACACAAGAAAGGACCATGACATGACCCAGGCTGTGGCAGACAAGCTGGCCCAGGTCAGCCTGAATGAGGCTGCAAGGTTCGTGGCTGACCAACATGCCAAGGGCTGTCAGCATCAATTCACAAGCATGGATGACAAACTGGATGCCCTACAGAAAGACATGTCACAGACCAGGATTGACCTGACACAGCTGAAAGTGGAAATGGCTGTCATGAAAACAAAACTGACCCAGTGGGCTGCTGTGGCGGCTGGGATTCCCACCATTGTCCTATTGCTGATTGAACTGGTTCGCTATCTTATGAACAGATGACCCACAAAAGAAAGGAATCTGACATGCGGAAAAAGTATCTGCTCCTTGTGCCTGCTTTGCTGGTGACCTTGATCCTGGGTGGCTGTGCCATGGCTGCTGGGGATGGTCAAGGGCCTGACTGGACCTATCTGGGGGCCATCGGCCTGGGGATGCTGTGGCTGACCATCGGCTGTGCCCTGCGCGCCTTTGTGCCCTACTTGACCACTGGGCTGACTGCCATCGGGGACAGTGGCAGCTGGGCCAGCTGGCCCAAGTTTGAACCCAAGTATTTGACCACGTTCGCCATGGCCCTGCTGGGCTACATCTTGACCCTGGTGACTGTGCCTGGGGCTGCCCAGGTCCTGGTGGACACCCTGCCCCTGGCTGCCATTGGGCTGGGTTATGCTGGGGGCGCGCTGGTCAGGGATGTGGCCAAACTGGCTTTCAAGCGGCTGAGATAGCAGCAGGCCCCATCTGGGCCTGGGATGGTGACAGGGCAGCCCTAGTGGCTGCCCTGTTCTGTTATCTGCCAGACCTGGTCAGGGGGGACCTGGTCATCTTTGTGGATGCCCCCAAACTTGACAGGGAACCTGGCAGCATAGCCACAGGGCTTGCACAGGCCCACTGTATAGTCAGGGGGCTGAAAGGTCAGGCTGTGGAACCAGGGGTCCACATTCAATCTGGGCTTGGGATTGTAGCAGATAGGGCAGGCCCAGAATCCCTGGTCTGGTGTGGATTCATGCCAGATGGGGGCGAGCTCGAGGCAGGCCAGCATGTCCAGCTGCTGTGGCTGGGTCACACTGGCCCCCAGGGCTTGTCCTTGCGGAAATTGTGTATTTCAGGCAGGGCCTGGCCATAGGTGACATGGCCTGGCCAGACCTTGCCATAATTGGTTTCATAGTAGTAGGCATTATGCTGCCAGGTCCCAATGACCCTGGGGGGCATCAGGATCACCAGCTGGGATGACTGGCCACAGGTCGGGCAGCTGACCACATTACATCTGGGATGCTGTTCAGGGGCATTGAAATCCCCACAGCGGCGGCAATGCCAGCAGCCCCTGACCCTGGTATAGTCCACACCATCCTTGAACTGGTATGGCTCGGCCACAGGATAGGAATCAAACATGTCCACCAGCTGGGGATGGTGGTCAGGGTCTGGGGTCACAAAGATTTCATCCCCACCATCAGCATACCAGTGGCCATTCTCAGCTTGCCTGATGGCCCCCAGATAGGCGCACACCTCCACAGATTCAAGGGAACAGCAGGCCAGATGAACCACTGGCCAGGTCCTGATGATTATGTCATTGATTTCCTGCCAGTAGACTGGCCCATTGATGAACCTGACCCGGTAGGGGCCAGAGTCATATTCTGTGCTGACCTGGTCACCCACAGTGATGCCCAAGGCTGTTTTGAATATGGTCCCTGGTGGCCAGTTCATGTTCACACTCCACACAAGCCAGATTCACAGGCAAACATGTGGACCCTGCCCAGCCTGCGTTCTCGGCTGGCATCATGATCAAGGTCTGCCTGGTCCAGGGGGACCTGGTCCCCCCTATAGATGAACAGTTCATCAGCTTTGCTGTCCAGTGGGTTTTTTCTGTTGGCCTGGTCAAAGGCCACAGCATCAGCCCATTCATCTGGGGCTGTGTCAATCATGTCCAGCCATTCTGTGGGTCTGCGGTAGGGGCAGCAGACACAGGCAGACTTGATGGGCACAGGCAGCCCCAGGCTGATGAATGTCTGTTCACAGTCAGCCCTGGACATTCTTTGTTCTAGTAGGGGCCATCTGTGGATCACATATTGAACATTGGATGGCTTGGCCCTGGTCCATTCATCTGTGGTGATGCCCATCCACTGTTCAATGGCCCCAGCTGGGGGATGTGGGGGCCTGTCAGGGGGAAAGCCCAGATGGGTTCTGAGCCATCGACGCATGGGGCGAATCTTAAAAGCCCTTGTGCATTGCCTGGTAAGTGGTCCCCCTGTGCTGGTCCAGAAAGGTATATGAATATGGTCCCGTGCCCCCTTGCCCTTGATGTCATCCTTGGGCATTATGACCACTTTCATGCCCATCTTTTCCCATCGGGCAGCATACCAGTCGCGCATCTGATAGGTGATGGCCCTTTCCCAGCCAGGGTCAGCAGACAGAATCAGGTCCACCTTTTCAATGATGCCCCTGGCTGACAGTTCACCCAATAGGGTGGACTGAACCCCACAGCCCCAGGCCAGAACCCTGAATGGTCTGCTTGTTTCAGACATGGTCCACATCCTGTTCAATCATGATGTCAGCCCTTTCAGCAGTGACTGTGATGTGGACCACATCAGGGTCAGCCAGGGCAGCCATGACCTGTTTGACCAGGTCAGGATTTCTGCCACAGGCTGACCACAGACTTGACCACAGGTCGGTGTGAATCTCAGCCAGGACCTTGTCAGGGTCAGGCTTGATGTCCAGCAGCCTGGGATTCTTGGCATCAGGGTCAATGCCCAGGGGCCTGACCAGGGCCTTTTTTGCCCTGGCCTGGGCAGCCTGGATTTCCTGTTCAGCTGGGGTCATCTTGCCCCCTGACCCTGTAAGTGACTGTCCTTTTGCCCAGACGCCGGGGCAGCCAGCCTGGGTCCTCACATGTTATCAGTAGCAAGATGAACAGGGTGATGAATGTGATGGCCAGGATAACATAGCCAATGGTCTGCCAGTATTCACGCCATTCCACCCTGGCCTGGTGTTCCTCGAGTGCCAGGGCCAGCAAGGCATCAGTGGTTTCTTTGGTGACATAGGAATTGGTCTGGGCGATTTCCATAGCCAGTTCATTCTGTTGGGCAGCCACAAAGGTCAAAAGGTCAAAGGCTGCCTGGTCTGTCTCGGCCTGGGCCTGTTGGGCCTTGGCCATTTCTTGCTGGGCCACTATGCTTGCCATGGCCAATTCACTTGGCTTGGGCTGAGTCGGGACACAGCCCCCCACAAGGACAGCCATCAGAATTGCCAGCAGCAGGGTCATGTTCTTGGTCTTTTTCATCTTTGGTTTCCCTTTCTGTCTTGGTCGGTCTACTCCTTACAGGCCCCAGGGGCCTGTTCCTGCCCTGTAAGGGGCCAGGGTAAGGAGTAGTAGACTAGGCCCTGGGTTCCATTTCCTGGATGGTGGCCAGGATGTCTTTGATTTTATACCAGTTCTGACCACCAGCTGACATCTTAAGATGTCTACAGATGGCAGTGGGGTTGTCAGCCCCAGCAGCCAGGGCATCCTTGACCTGGTCATATAGGGTGGCCTGTTCAGCATCCCATTCATCAGCAGCATTGTCCCAGCCCCCAGGGGGATGCCAGTCTGGCCAGTCATTGACTGGGCCATTTCCTATGATGGACCTGATGTCATTGTCACCCAAGATGGGGGCCTGAAATTCAATCGGCGGCCGCCCGGGCAGAACAGCCAAGGCCCTGCCAGCTGTGGTCAAGTGTTCAGCCCCAGGCATTCCCAGCAAGACCCTGGACTGGCTGCTGGACATGGCATGAAAGTGCATGCGGCTGCTGAATTGGTTCCTGACTGCTGTGGGCATCGTGCCAGCTTTCCAGTCTTGGCCGCCCCAGACATTCCAGATTCCATATTTCCTGGACCTAAAGATCAAGGGCCTGAAAGCATCCACAACCTTGGCATCCTCCAACAGGGCTGACATTTCATCGGCGATCAGCACAATTGGGGACAAGGGCTGGTCAGCCAGGCTGTTATAGGCAGCCAGGCTGTCAACACCTTGGTCCCTGAACTGGGTAAAAAGGTCTTTCCTGTGGTCCAGTTCATCAGTCAGGGCCTGGGCCAGCCTCAAGGCCCCAGCCCCACTTTCAGCCACTGGCCACAGGGTCCTTGCACAGGTTTCAAAGGGGGCCAGGGTGACACCCTCAAGGTCCACCAGGGCCAGCTGAACCATGTCCACAGACTTGGCCAGCTGATAGGCCACCCAGCGGAGCATCATTGATTTCCCCCAGCCACTGGACCCACCCACAGCCAAGTGGACCAGCTTGTCCATCCCAGCCTGGACCAGGCCATCAGGGCCTTGGCCCAGAATCAGGGACCTATAGGTCAGCTGCTGGCCCCTGATGACCTTGTCTGATGGCAAGTATTCTGGCAGCTGGGGCACAGGGTCAGGGTCCACCAGTTCAGGGTCTTGGTTCAGGACCTGGGCCTGGGTGGCCCTGCTGGCCCTGCTGGCTGCCAGCAGGATTCTTTCAGCTGGGCTGTCCAGGTCATGCAAGATGTCCCCAGTGGACGTCAAGACCCAGCCACCACGCCCATTGGGGTCAGTGGCCAGCTGTTTGAATGCTGCCATGGCAGCCTTGTGCCTTAAGGCCCCCAGCTTGACCTGGTGAATCTGCCAGCGGCGCATTCTGAGAAAGATCACATCCCAGGCCATGGACCCCAGCCAGGTCAAGGCTGCCAGGCCAAGGCCCACAAGGATGACCCTAAGAATCCAGATCATAAGATTCCACATCTGGCAGCCTTTCTGCTGCTGGCATTTCAGGCCAGCGCGCCTTTTCTTTGGTCCAGGGGAAAACTGGCTTGGATGTGTTCAGTGGCTGTCTGGCCCCTGGATGCATGGGATCATAGCTTTCAATGAACATGACATGGCCCAGGATGGCTGCCCCTATGACCCCACTGACCAGGCTGATGGTGACTGGCCATCGCCAGTGGTCACCCAGCCAGGCCCAGGGCCTGGGGACCCAGACCATTATGATGGCCACTATCAGCCAGGTCATCAAGGCCCCAGCCAGGGCAAAGGCCCCAGTCTGGGCCATGACAGCTTTCGGGTTCGTCCTTTCGCCACGGAATATCAATTCCCTGACCCCTGAACCTCTGCCCCCACCAGTGATGACTGTGTCTGGTGTTTCAGGCATCTTGATCACCATTCCTTTCTGGCTGTCTGCCAGGCATCCAGCCTGGGTTCAGCCCATCCACTTGCCCAATGACCTGGTCAATGGGGACCAGGATGAATGGGTCAGCCTGGACACACCATGCCTGTCTGCTGACCCAGACATCGTCAAAGCCAGCAGCCTGGCAAGTGGACCAGGCCACCCTGTCCCTGATTTCAGTGGCCAGGGTCATTCCTACCACAGCCAGGACACAGATGGCCAAGACAATCAGGGCAGCCTGGCCCAAGAGGTCACAGCCAGTGTCAGTGTCAGGCCCAGACCCACCCAGATAGCTGGTGGGCGTTGGGGGCCTGGGCTCGGGCAGTCTCAGCAGTCTTTCTGGCTGGTCAGACATGGGCAGCATCCCTGCTGGCCTTGTGGACCCTTTTCACATATCGTTTCATGGTGGAAAGGCTGGGGGGCTGCCTTTCCATCTTGATGAATTCCTGTTCAAGCTGCCCCCTGGTGATGGTGGCCCCTTGGCCATTCAGCCTGCCAATGATGACTTTCAGGTCATCCAGGTCCCCTGTGGGCCAGCTGGGGTCCACCTCGAGTTCAGCATAGTCCTGGACTGATGGGTCAGCAGCTGACAAGGCGTCCATCATTTCATCAGTCAGTTCAATCCCCAGGATGCTTGCCAGCAGGGCCAAGGGGGCTGTCCTGGGCTGCCAGGCTTGGTCATCGTCGACATGGGCAGGCAGCTGGGGCAGCTGGGCCTGTTCCCATTCTGCTTTCCCTGCCAGCCAGGTTTCCATGTCCCTTTCATAGTCAGCAGATAACAGGCCCAGTTCAGCTGTGGCAGCATAATAGTCAGCAGCTGTGGCCACACCAGCAAAGATGGGACCCTTGGCCAGCATCCACGCGCGCCAGCCCTGTTCCCCCAGCAGTGTCTGTCTGGCTGAGAATGTCAGCAGGGCAGAAAAGATGGACCCCACAAAGGACAGCAGCAGGGCAGCCACATCCAGCCAGTGGGCCTTTCCTGCCCCAAGTTTCCTGAACACAGCCACACTGGTGGGGGCAGTGTTCATTTCAGCGCCGATGACAATCAGGGCAGACCCCAAGATCACCAGGGCTGACTGTAGCCAGCCAGGGATGACATCAATGTCCTGAAAGGCAAAGGCAAAGACCCCATAGATGGCCCAGCCTGTGCCTGATACCCACAGGGACTTTTTCAGCAGTGGGGCCAGCCAGTCTTTGTCTGGGGCCTTGGGTTCTGGTTTCCAGTATGGCTTGATTGCCATGGTCATGCTTGTCATCGGGTTCCCTTTCTGCTAGTCTGCCAGGGGCTGGCCAGTCAGGGCCATGGCCAGGTTATAGGTCCCCAGATGGGGTTTCATCCATTCATAATAGGATTCCCTGGGCTTGGGTGCGTTTGTCATCCAGCTGGTGTTTGGTTCCTGGACCTTGGCCAGACATTCCCTGGCCAGCAGTGGTCTGGGACCCATGCCTGTCTTGGCCATGGTCGGGCGCCAGGGTCTTTGTGATGGGGTCCCCTTGCCAGTGATCCAGTTAACCGATCGTCTTTGAATCAGGGCCTGGCACACATCCATGGTTAGGATCACATCCTGGCCCACATATTCACAGACCAGGTCCTGGGCCATCCTATTGCCTGGCATGAACCCAGCCCCCTGGGCCAGGGCCAATGCCTGGACCTGGGCGCGGAGCTCGGCCAGGTCCTGTTCATCCTGGATGTCTGGCCAGTTTCCAGTCCACAGCACAGGGGCCAGGCCACCATGCATGCCCTCGGTCTTGTTGCCCACATCTAGGCCCTGGGCCACCTTGACCAGCTTGGCCATGAACCCCAGCTGACAGCGCATCAGGAACCCCAGGTCTATGTGGTTCAGGGCCAGTTCACAGATTTCCCTGGCCAGCTTGGGGTTCCGGCTTTCCTCGGCCAAGACGTCAAAATCAAAGCCCAAGCCATTCCAAGTGACCACCCTGTGACCACAGTGGGTCATGCTCAGCAGATAGCTGGCCAGTTCAGCCACTTGGCCTGGGGTCATCCTTTCTGGATGGGTGATTCCAGGCAGGGTCAGCTTGTCCCCATCCCCATGCCAGACCTTGACTGGTTCATCGTCCACTTTGGTGGCAGCACAGCTGATGCCATAGGGGCGAAAAATGGACCAGTCTGGCCCATGGACCCCAGCAGTGATTTCAATATCAAAAGCCACAAACATCTTGATCCTGACCTTTCTGCCCCAGTGGGGCTGCTCGCTCTACCGCCATCCCTGCCCAGGCTGTGCCCAGGGGGATGGCGGCTGTTCTTTCTCAGCTTGTCTGCCCTAGTTCTGGGACTGGGCAGCCAGTTTCTTTTCCATTGCCTTGGCCTTTTCAGGCCATTTTTCCATCAAGGCAGTGATGGCCTGGTCAAAGGTCCCAGAATAGTCCAGCAGGGTGGCTGTCCCCAGACCGTCATGGACAGCCACAGCTGGGGACAGGTCCATCAGGCCCAAGACTTGGAACCAGCTGACCAGCTGATTGTCTGGGTGTTCCTGGTCAGCCCAGTGGGCATCCCCACCAGCCTTGGCCTGCTGTTCAGGCTTGCCCTTGGTTTCATCCAGGTCATCCTGTTCAGGTTCCTGGGGGACACCTTTCTGGATGGACTGGCTGGCAGATGCCATGACAGTGGCCTGCTGGGTTTCAGTCAAGGTCCTGAACAGGATCACAGACCATGCCTGGTGAATGCTGACATTCTGCCTGTTCTTGCCACGCCGGTTGAACCCAGGGAAATACTGCCTGACTGCATTGACCACATGGGGCTGGGCAGCATATTCACCATACTTGCCACCCAGGGCCATTTCGTAGAAAAGTTTCCAATTGCCAGGCAGTGGTCTTTCATCAGTGACCTTGCAGATGGCCAGGTCCTGGATGGGTGTGGCCAGGGGTTCCCCTGTCTTGGACCCAGCAGTCAGGATTTCCTGGCCAGCAGCCGGCTGGCTTTCCCCAGGGGTTCTGGGCTGCCTGGTCTGCCTGGCAGGCTGCCTGGTCTGGGGTTCTGGCTTGGGGGCCTCTGTGGTGTCAGGTTCAGGTTCTGGGGCATAACCCACAGGGGGCGCGCCATCAGCTGTGGGGTCCCCTTTGGGGTCAGCCCAGTCAGGCAAGGGGGGCAGCCTGGTCAGCCGCTTGGCTCGGTCATCATAGTCCACCCAGGGGCTGGGCATTCTGTAAAGATAGCGCCCCACACCATAGACCACAGCAGCCCTTTTCAGGGCATCAGATTCATCACCCTTTTCCCCAATGTCAATGCCCCCACCGGCATGGCCCAGGGCTGACTTTGTGGTGACTGTGCCATCTGCCCAGGTCACAGTCAGGTCACACATCAGGCCCTTTGGGGTCACAGTGTAATGGGGGGACCAGCCCCTTTTCCCGAACACATAATCAAGCCTGTCCATCACAGCCCGGCTGTCAATGTAGGCAGCAGCCAAGGCCCTTTTCTTGTCCCTGGAAACCCGCATGGCTCGCCATTTCACATAGTAGGACAGAAAGGGGGCCACCAGCATCTGGTCTTGATGTCTCAGGGCAGCATCCATGTCAGGGAATTCCTTGCCAGCTGCCCAGATGGTCTGGACTTGAACTAAGGCCACAGGGGCCTGGTCTTGGGCTTTCTCAGTCATCAGATTCATCCTTGTCTGGGGACATCCCCATCACATCCAGCATGGTGGCCAGGTTATGTTCAGCCTGCTGGACAGACTGTTCAGCTGCCTGGACCCTTTCCTTGTAACGTTTGGTCACAGTCTTGGGCGGCTGGCTGGTCAGGTCTGTCAGCATGGCCTTTTTCAGGTCAATGGCAGTCTGGCAGCTGGACACCAGCTGGGCTGCAAAGGTGGCACGCCGGGCAGGCCATTGGGACCAGTCAAAGATTTCATTGGCCTGAATGGCGGCCATCTGGACATGGCCGAATGTGTTCAGATTGAATATGGCCATCTGGAAACCCAGAAAGGTTCCATGGGGCTGGCTGCCAGGGTGAATGCCTGCTGACCAGACTGGTGTGGGTCCGAACCAGACAGGGCTGGTGGTCGGTTCATCAATCATGTGGCCCAGGCTGGCCTGGATCATGTCTTTGTTCACCAGCTGGGCGCGGTTGCGGTCATAGGGGGAACCAGGGGGGATTTCAATCCTGGCTTGGGCCAGGGTTTCCTTGGGGACCGGACACTGTTCTTTCATCTGTTTTGCTCCTTGGGGGCTGTGCCCCAATGTGGGTGGGGACTGATGCCCCTGGGTGATGTCAGTTTCTGGGCCTGGGCATGCTGTCCAGATAGGCCCTGTATAGCCGGGCTTTCTGGGCATAGTGGGCCTGTTCAGCCTTGGCCTGGTCCAGTTCGCATTCTGTCAGCCAGACCTGGTCCTGGGCCTGTTGGGCCTGTTCACTTTCAGCAAGGATGGCCACAGCCTGGGCCTTGCAAAGTGGCGTATTCTTGCCATCCCAGTCAGCAGCCAGCAGGATGTCAGCATTGACCTGTTCAAGGGCCAGCTGTTCCCTGGCCAGTCTCAGTGTCAGCTGGGCCACTGCTGTGGCTGCTAGGTTCTCGAGGGCAGCCAGCTGGTCCAGGTCCATCAGGGTGATGTTAGGTTCAAAGGGGCTGTCAGGTCTGGCACAGTGGGGACAGGGGATTCTGTTGGCCATGTGATAGCCGATGGATTCAAGGCTGTCCACATAGGACCACATGACCTGGCCACAGATCATGCAATGGCTGGCCATGTAGAATTCCAGATGGATGTCCATCTTGGCCATGTCTCGGCGTGCCTCAAATTGCCAGACCTGGTCCACAGTCAGCCTGGCCACATTGTCTGAAATGGCATAGGCATCAATGGTGTCAGTGGGGATGTCAAAACGCTTGGAAAAGGTGGCCAGGGCTTGGCCAGCAAAGATGACAGGGACCTGGGCCAGGTCATCCTTGACCAGGTCAAGGGATGCCAGGGCGAGGTCTGCCAGGCTGGGATGGGTTTCAGCTGCCAGCTGGTCCAGGGCATCCTGTT